TCTTCCTGCCACTGGTCTTCGATTTTGGGATCATTAGACATTACACCCATATCATCATCACTAACATCATTATACATGAAATTAGTAATGAAATGGACATGGTGATCAGTAACATCCAGACGGTCGATCAGATCCTCATAGATGGTCTCTTCGTAGGTCCAGCCCAGACGCTCCTGAACCAGTTCGCGCACCCACTCCACCATAAACTTGGAGATAGCATTGGAATGGAAGGGATAGTGACGGTTTACCATGATGGCCTGCGGATGCACGATGATCCACGCACGCCACTTCTTGGAGTTCCACTCCTGATCGGCAATCTCCATCTGCTGCTTGTCGCTCTTGATATAAGAGCACAGCACGATAGGAGAGTTCATCATCTCGACGGTGCCCATACGGTAGCAACCGGATTCACGCCAAGACATGCAGCTAGACCAGCCATTATCATTATCGGATGCGGTCGCGAAGTCCAGCGGATGAATGGACAGACAAGCAGTACCAGTCACAACCTTCGCATTGGTAACCTGGCTCTGGCGGATACGGAACTGCTCGAACTCTTCATCCAAGCCAATCCAAGAGCAGATTTTGCCCAGAGTCTTCATCAGCTTCATGCCCTGCTGAAGCATCAGCTTATGGCCAGCGATGTCCAGCTCATAGCGAGTAACCTGATAGGGCAGACGGATCTCGTTCTCCATCAACAGGTTGATGTTCAGCCATCCCATGATGTTCTCCATGATGCACAGCTGCTTATCATAGTCATCATAGGTGCTCCAGCCAGAGTTACCGATATAGTGATGGCCGTACAGACCTTCGGGATCCATATAGATGCGCAGCTTGTCGCGGAAGTGCATCTGGAAAGAATGGAAATCATCCAACAGATCGCACATCTCCTTGCGCATCTCAGACTCGTCCCGCTCATACCGAATGGGGCGCTCAATAACCAGCTGATGCTCGGGGAACAGCTGGGCCAAATGGCGGGACTTCATCTGCGCCCAGATGCGCAGTACGTCTTCGCCCTTCGCGAAGGAGTTATAGCACTCATTATCCCGAACATTCTCCTTGCGGTAGGCATCGAACTGAGACCAATCAAAAGACTTGGTATCCAACATGAGCATCAATTTCCTTTCTTTAGTCGTTAGTTATCAGGAGAAGAGGAGGGATTAATCCTCCTCCTCCTCAACCTCTTCCGCAACCACGGACTCAGCAGGAGCGAACAGGGAGACCTTCTTCGCACCCACGGTCTTCACAACCTTGCCTTCCTGACCCAGGATACGCAGGGCCGCAGACACCTTCTGGCCGGACTCACCCAGAGCCTTCGCCACCTCACCGCACTGCACGGCACCCTCGAAGGTGTACAGGGTCTCCAGGACCATCTCACGGAAAGCAGCCGCTTCCCGCTGCGCCTTGGTGGGCTTACCGGAGCCCTTGTAGGACGCGCGCTTCTCCAGGGACGCCTTCAGAGCGCCCAGCTTCTCCATAACCTCTTCGGAGTAGATACCCTCGCCAGCGGTCAGGACGGTTTCCAGAGCCTTCACATAAGTCATCTTCTCAGTCATGGTACACACTCACTTTCTGGCATTTTGCCGTTCGATTATTTGCTTAGGGAGTATCGCTCCCTCAACCTTACATATATATTGTATCAAAATTTTTTAAGTTTTTCAAGTGACCTTGAGGTTCATGCTGGGATATTTTATCGCCCGTCCCAGCCACGGTCCCTAACGCCTTGGGTTAGTGTCGTATCATCACACTCAGCTACGCTGACACACATGATACGGATGCAGTCTATTAGGGCACTGTGCTCATTACCTGCGCTTTTCTTTACCGGACTTGTGGCAGGTCACATGCAGTTTAGTTTATACTCCGACTGCCATCCAGAGTGTTGTTGGGGCGTTAGCCCCAACAATCAGCCATTGAAACCGATGCGGGAGAACAGGGACACACCCTTCTCATCGACGTTCTTCTCGATCACACCCAGGTCAACCAGCTTGCGCAGAGCGGCAGAAGCCTTCTGCACGGACACTCCGAAGTTCTCAGCTACCTGACCTGCGCGCAGCTGCTCGTTGGAGTCGTTCACGAAGTCACCCACGGCCTTGCGGAACTCAGCCTTCTCAGCGTCCTCCTTAGCGGCCTTGGTGCCGGTCTTGGGGGTACCGGACTTGGAAGCGTTGCGCTTCTCGATGGAAGCCTTCAGCTCGCCCAGACGGACGACAGCCTTCTCGATCTTCTCGATCTGATCATCCTCGAAGCCGGCGAACAGGTCACCAGCCTTCAGGGCCTCGATAGCGATCTGCAGGGACTCAGCATAGGTCATCTTCTTCTCGGAATTCATCATGGTATCATTTCCTTTCTGGCTCTTGGCCGTTCGCTTGCTCTTGAAGGTTTTTCTCTCTCTCAACCTTACAAGAATATTATAACAAATTTTTTTAAGTTTTTCAAGTGACTGTTCGGTTCGTTCAGCTTAAATGATGCGAGCACCCAAGTCGGTCGCCATTTTGATGCAAGCTTCGTAGTTCTCAGCGTAGCGGTACTCATTGAACTTCTGTTCGGCACGAGACTTGAAATGCGGGGTCTGAAGAATTATGAACCGGAGCATTTCATTCAGATCAGTTGCCTTAATCGTCCTTTTCATCGGCAGTTACTTTCCTCTCTCTCAACCTTGCATATATATTATATCAAAATTTTTTGAGATTTTCAAGTGACTGCGCGGTTCGTTTGGAATCAGTCGAAGTCCTCGTCCTCGTCTTCATCAAACTCAGCAGCGGGGACAGAGTAACTGTCCATGTCGAAACCTTCATCCATTGCGAGTTCCAGCACACGATCGTAGTCCTGCTCCTGGAGCGCAGTGTCCAACTCAGCCAGGCAGGCATTGAAGAAAGACACCGGACCCTGATACCAGCTGCCAGAAGCCATCAAGGTACCAAAGTGGTCGCGCAGGTCAGATACCAAGCGGTAGAAGTTAGACTCAGAAACAATTCGAGATTCCGGCATGGAGTATCACCCTCACTTTCTATATATATTATATGATATTTTTTTAAGTTTTTCAAGTATCCGTATGTCTTGTGAAATCTTCACGATACGTGTCTTCGGGGTTCGTATGAAACGAAGTTTGGACTTTCAGCGCACGAATCTGCTTATCCTTTTCGGCAAGCAGCTCGTCTTTTGCATCCAACAGAGTCTGCATTGCGGCCATTTTGGTAAACAGAGCGTCATTCAGAACCTCGTCGCGCACTTCATTCATGACTTCGCGCTTGGCATCCAGTGAACGCACAGCCCAGTAGTCACGCTGACGCTCGGCGCTCTTCAATTTTTCCTCAGTTTCATGCAGACGGTCAACCAGGTCCTTAACGCGGTTTTCCATCTGCTCCAAGTCTTTCAACAGCTCGTCATTATGCTGTTCAGAAAGCTTGAACATGCCTTCCCAATCAGTCATCAAAATACTTCCTTTCTTTATCTTACATATATATTATATATTATTTTTTTAAGAATTTCAAATGAATAAAAGGGTCATTCAGGCTAATCCGCCCAAATGACCCAGAGTGCAGTGCCATCTTCATCCCATAGAGGAATGTTATGAACAAGAGCTAAAGAGTGCATATGCGCCATGTTGTCTCTATTGGCTATAAGGTAACGTAATGCTTCATCTTTTCCATGGATCCAGTTGCACTCAATGATGCAGTGTTCAAGATAAAGGAAAAGCTGGTCCGCAGGAGTTAGCTCTTGCCGCATAATACGATGCTTCATATTTTTCTCCTCACAATCAATATTTCAGACATATCCTCGACGATGTGCTTCATCGTGGCAGGGGAAATTACGACGTGGTACAAAGATTCATAATAGGAAGCTGCCCGTTCCCAATCCTGATGTTTGCACCAATAAATGAAGCTGTTCATATCAGCGACATTATCTGCGACATGCTTGATCCCGTCAATAGACATGGATTCAGCATTAGGAGTGTAGGTCTTGGAAGTGGTCAACAGACCAGAATTGTGGGCGTAGTTGTCGATATACCGTTCGTCACCAGAGTTTTTGGTGAGAGTATAGGCCCGTTCCAGACCTTCCATAAGATGCTGGTGATTCCGCACTTGGATTTCACCATGTTCCAGCCGATGCGTGAAGTAAGAAACCAGGGTTTGATACTTGCCATCCAGGCTCATAGAAGTCCAAGAGTTCATCATATATATCATCTCCTTACTTTCTACATATATAATAACATATATTTTTATAAAAATAAAATAAACTGGCCGTGAGGCCAGTTTATTTTACCGAAACTTAATGTTACCGGTCATAGAAAACGTAGTCATCATAGCGAGTATAGGCTTCGATCTCGGAGGGAGTCATGGTGTCCAGGTCATAGCGAGAAGGCTTGCGCCGCATGCTTACGCCGCACTGAGGGATTTCGTTGCAGTCATAGACGGGATCAAAATCTTCGTATTCGTACATGAGCTTACCTCCTTTTGATTAGGCGATGACGTTCAACAGATCAGAATACAGGCAGCGGTTGATGTTCCACTCAACCCAAGCCTCGAAAGTGGGCGCGATCCGCATGGGGATGTTGGGCTTATCTTCTTCGAAGACGTCGCGCAAGGTTACGTCGGCCAGCGCAGTATTACGAATGGTACGGAACATGGTGTCGGCGTCGCGGAAAAGGCAGTGGTCAAAGTAGAAGAACTTGCTATCCTCAGCCCAGAACACTTGATACATCCGTTCGTACATCATCATCGCTCCCTTCACTTTCTATATATATTATATGATATTTTTTTAAGAAAATCAATTGCCGCAAGGTTTTCCTGGCGAGTTTTGAGACTCTTGTAAGGTCTTTGGCCCTAAAAAACTAACACGTAGGTTACGATTGATAGGGGCTAGGAGGACGGATAGTACTGAGGTTTCGTGACGGCTGAAACTACTTGAAAAATTGAAAAAATTTTGGTATAATATATACAGTAAATGAGAGAAACGAAGAGCTCTTCATTACTAATAAAATACTGCTTGTTATGAGCAAGAGAAGAAGGAGAACGAATTTATATGGCTAACACAAATAAGATTATCTATACTCGCCGTATTGCTATGAAGTTGATTGAGATGGGACACATTGCCGCAGGCACTATGCCGAACCCCAGTAAGCCTGAGTTTTTGTGCTGGATCTTTACTGTGACTCCGAAGTTTGAACGAGATTTACAGACGATTCTTGATGAGCGTAAGGCACAGCGTGGCGCACGTGCTACGGCGGGCGTGATTGACGAAGCTGTTATGTAAGTCTTGAGAAAGGCTGGTGTAATACACCAGCCTTTTTTCGTATTACAAAGGGTAAAAATTTTAGGTAAAAAATCTACCACACTTGGGTAATTTACAAAAAAATTGCCTAATTAATCTCCTTATATAATAGAGAAAGGAGGTGAGTATGTGGTTCAGAAACGCTTTCCAGCGGATACTGATTTAACTAAGGAGATTACGTTTTTGAAAGATAAGAATATTGATGCCGAGTTATATTCATATTTGCAGTCAATGTCTTTTCCTGTTGATGGGGTGACTATTGTTGAAAAAAGTCGATTGCCGTCATAGGCTAAGATGGCTGAAAAAATCGGAGTAAAAAGTACGAAAACTTTCAGATCGCATCTTATGTATTTAATTGATAAAGGATACGTAGAAGATGATGATAATAGATATATATTGCCTAATATAGAAGATATATATTTATTGTTGCCTCTTGAAACTATTCAATTTATTAATGATACTATTAAAGAATCAGTAATTAAAGTATATATATATTTGGGACAAAGATATAAATTTAAGAAAGATTATGTTTTTACTCAAGAAGAGATCGCGCAGCATTTAGGATTGAAACTACAAGGTAATCCAAGATGTCGCCAGGCGATACATAATGCATTAGATATATTGCAGGATGTAGGATTGATTTCTTTTGAGAATTTTTTTGATGGTAAATCTCCCAGGTATAGATTGCTTAGTTGGTCTAATGTACACAAGTCTACGGATATGATTGGGTAAAAAATCTACCATACTTCTGGGAAAAAAATCTACCATACTTGGGAAAAAAATCTACCAATATCTAAATAATATAGAGAATAAAGAACTAAATAATAAGGGGAAACTTTCCCTTCGGGAAAGTTTCCCCTACGGTGAGAAAATTAGGGGTGTGTAAAATTATGGCTGATTATTTGGAGATGGGCATAGAGGTCATTTCAGAAAATGATTTGAAATCTGGGGCACGAAGTGTCCCAAAATTTGATCTTAAAGATTGGAAAAAACGAATTTGGAATATGATGTCTGGATCAGATAAAAATGATTTTAAGTATGAGAGTGCGTTACGAAACAATATGTCGGTGGATTTTAATAAAAAAATTTGATATAATATATGTATGGAAATAAGAAAGGAAGAAACAGAATGGCAAATAAGTATCAGCTGAGTTTGCAATCGTCGGTTGATGATATATTGAAGAATCCTGGTAAGGTTTTAGCTAAGATTGCAAGAGAATATGGATCATCGAATAAGGATCTGTGTCAACAGATTGAAGAAGTGATTGATTATCTGAAAGATGATATGGAAAGTCGGCCTGATAAAAAGGTTCCTATGGAGGGGTACATAGGGTATTATATGCACAAACCGGTGTTCGCCATGACAATGGAGGAGTATAATGAGAATCGGTTGATATATGCAACTTGTTATGTACTGCTTAATGACCATCCTGATTTGCCTTTGATAAAAGGAACTTCGGGTAAGATCGTTGCGCAATATGTAGGACCTGGTCACTATAGGAAAGTTCCTGAACATGGATTGGCGCAGGATCAGAGCCAGGATAAGAAGATGTTTGCAGAATTGAAGTCAGAAGATTATAAGATTTGGATATACTTTTGACGCTGCGCAGTAGAGCTGGAGGGCGTATGAGAAACTGCGATAACTGCCGGCATAAGGATAAGTGTAGGGGAATAGAAGAAATTTTAAGGGCTATACTTGATTTCGAATATGAATTGGCGCAGATGAAAGTTGAAGAAATGGAGCGTATACGAGAACGAATTTTGAAATTAGGGTAGGAAGAGGAATGTGGGTTTGATTATATTTTTTTCCTATTGGAAAACGAGAATTTATTAAAGTAGTGTTATTAAAACTACTAAAATCGCTGGAAACTGCGGAGGTGACGTGCGCCGCTCGGAAAGCAAGCTTGTCAAATATTTTTTCGTTATCGTTTTCGTTGTTTACTCTTGCATTTTATAAAAATTTTTGATATAATATATATACAAGATGAAGAAAGGATGTACATGTGCATGGTTAAGTCTAAGGATACTATTGTCAATTCTCTGATCGCGACTCTGAAGCGTGGCGAAGGTGACTGGGAAGAGTTGGCCGCTCTGCTCGATCATGTGAAGGAAGATGTTGAAGAGGCTCGGAAGGCTGAGGAGGCCAGGGAAGCAGCTCGTAAGGAAGCTGAGCATAAGGCGTTCCTGAAGAGGGGCGAGGACATTGCCGAGATGGCGACCAGGGTTTTGGAGAACAAGACCACTGCGGATGATGTAGCTTTCGTTATGAATAGCTATCTGAAGGGCCGCGGACTGGATGCAAACATCAAGGGGGCCGATATCTCCGGTGCAATGGACGCCGCAGATGAGTTTGCGAAGACCATTGAGGGGGCTTTTGAGGCTCTCAAGGAGCTGTTTGACGAGGATAAGCCCGTAAAGAAGGTCGAAAAGACCTCCGCAGACGATGTTTTGCGGGACTTTTTGAGTACTTTGAAGTGAAAAACGCCGCTCGGCATGGCCGAGCGGCTATATTTTTTTTATAAAAGTCAAATTTCAGCGGAAAAGTTGCTTCCCCCGATATAATTATATCAAAATTTTAAGTAAAAATCAACCATTTTCACTTAAAACTGGCCCAAAACGAAGAAAAACCTGCGAAAAAGCAGGTTTTTTTTATATAATATCAAAAATAAGTAAAATTGTCAAGTTTAAGGGTGCTACGCACCCTCGTCTCACTTAGCCTTGGGCGCACGATGCGCAGTCAAGGTAACGGAGTAAGAGACACCGCCCCAAGTGAAGTCCACCTGGCGCTCAGGGTTGGTCAGCTCAGCACCATAGTCAGCCAGAGCGGCCGCCAGGACCTGCATCAGTTCACGCTTAGCCTCGTTGGGCTTACGTTCCCTCTTGACCTGCTTACCATAGGCGTTAACCGCACGGGCCATGCCCTGCATAGCGGCCTTGCTATTGGCCTTCTGCTCCGCGGTCTGATCGTAAGGAGTGGGGTTGCCCTTGTCCACCTGAATATCCCACCACGCAGATTCAGCCTCCAGCTTCAGAGCGTCGAAGTCAGAGATCCGCTCGTCGGGATGCTCGTCCATGTACTTATCCATCCAGTTGTCAAGCCATTCCTGAGTGGGGTAAACGATCGTCTTCGCCATTGAAAAGCACCTCTTTCATTTTTTTCTTACATATATATTATATCATATTTTTTATTAAAAATCAAGCATTTTTTTGTAAATTTTTTGTAAATTTTTGATCGGCCGAACGAAGGGGATAGTCAGATCCGATCTTGTTTCGGGTTACTGCTAGAGCCCGCGGCCAGGAGCCATATGCGGCAAAAATTAGCTGGTCCGATCGGCGGAGCCAGGACCGGCCGGCGCGACCGCCGGCCGGCGGCCAGAACTCGCTAAAGGTCGCCATATGGAAGCATATGGGTTGACTTTTCGGGAAAATCTGTCGCTGCAAAAATTAACACAAATTTAACACAAAAATTATGTGGATTTAACACAATCTTAAAATTCCGGCCCGGAACGCCAGTGTAGGGCCGGTCGAATGGAAAAGGCTTTACGCCGCCCTTAATGGGCGGCGTAAAGCACGCGGCAGTCGGTCAGCTTTTTGTGGGAGCGGTAGCACGCGAGGATTATGGCCGCTTCGATCAGCACGTCCTCAAGTGCCATGTGATCTTCCGAGAAGTCAAGGTTCTGAGTTAAGAACCTGTAAAGGATCTCGGCGGTCAGCCGAACCTGCGGGACGCGGTGCTTAGTTAAGAATCCGTTATCCTCGCAGAACTTGCGGTAGGTGGGCATCTTGCCGAAGATGGCGCGGGACATTTTCAGGCTGTCCCAAATTTCCAGCTCCTGCGGGAGTGCCCTGCGGATGAGGCCGTCGGTCAGCCATGCCGCCGTAGTGTTCAGCGCGTCAACGTCGAAGCGGGCGTTATGGGCGACAATCGCGGTCACGCCGTAGTCCCTGCATACCTGCGTGATTTCGTTCATCACGTCGAAGAAGGACTTGACCGTGCAGGCGTTTTCGCCGATCTGGTCATAGTAGCGGGGCAGCTTGTCCGCGTAGTAGCAGGACGCCATGCGGTCACGCTCGCCGAACATGACCTCGCTTATGGCATACTGCCGAGAATGGAAGGTCTCGCCGGTAGAGGGCCAGAGCAGGGTAAAGCCGACGTTATAGGTCAGGTTGTTGCCAGGCAGAACCTTGTCGCAGGAACGGATGTTGCAGGTTTCGGTGTCCAGTACGCACAGCAGGGTCTTCTTCATAGTATCAATTCCTTTCGTCTCTTGATGTATCTATTATACCATGCGGGAAAGCGTTTGTCAAGTTAAGTCTTTGTTAACCTTGCGCGGGGCCCTCGCGCGTTCCGCGGTGCTTTCCCTTGCCCTTGGAACACCTATAGTATACCACAACTGATCGTTAAGGTTCAACGTATTTCCGGTAAACTTCATGTAAAGTTCCAGGATCTTTTGTTAACACACACTTAACCGGAATTTGCTTGACAAATTTCTGGCGGTGTGGTATAATGGTGAATTCGGCCCGCGACGCCCAGGAGCGGGCCGCCAAATCAAATGCCCCTGCGATTACTCGCAGGGGCGACCCCTGTTGGGGCTGGCTCACGCCAGCCGGAACAGGGCACGGTGCTTGGCGTCCTCCTCGCGCACCACGTCACCGGAGAGGATCAGCTGGCGCAGGAGCGCGCTCAGCTTCTGGGAGGTGTACTCGTGGTCGAAGGCCGCCACGAGATCGGCCACGGTGTAGGACTGGCCGTCGCCCATGTGGGCGATCAGCTTGGACTTGACGTCCATGTTGGCGACCTGCGCCTTGGTCGGCTTGTCCGACTTGGAAGCGTTGCGCTTCACCTGCGCGTCACGGAGAGCGGTCAGCTTTTCCGCGACCTCAGCGGGCATATCGGCGTAGGTGGAGAGGACAAAATCCAGCGCGTTCACATAGGTCATCTTGGTCATGGTATCACCCTTTCTGGTTTTAAGGTCTTTTCCTTGACCTCTTGTACCCTTATTATACCACAGGGTTTGGGGTTTGTCAAGAGGGTGTCAGGTTAAGTTTTTGTTTCGCTCGCTTGGGGTGGGCTGGCAGTTGCCGCCGGCGCCTGCGGCCTCTCGCTCACGCTCTCCAGCGTCTTGACTTCCCTTGCCCTCTTGACACTAATAGTATACCACAGCCGACCGTTAAGAAGCAACGTATTTCTTGTAAAGTTGATGTAAAGTTGTGGGATCTTACATTTAACCAGGAGTTAACACAAATCCTCTTGACAAATTGCTGGCGGCATGATATAATGGAAGTTCGGCCAGGCGGCGATCGCCGCCGGGCCGCCAAACAAAGACCCCAGTCTTACGACTGGGGCTTGCGGGTGATGTCGATGTGCCATTCGGCAACCGCCTTCATGTTAAGCGGGATGCGGTGCGTGCGGCCGCTGGTGTTCTGAATGTACAGGGTCGCGTCGAAGTTGCCCGTTTCAGTGTACTCCCAGACCTGACCCAGAGCCTGAATCATGGCGTCATGGCACTGTTCTTCCGCGAACTGACGCTCTTCCTCAAGGAGACGGTCACGCTGGGCGATCAGCTCATTGATGCAGTCGGTCAGCTCCGGAACGGTCATGCGATTGGGATTCAATTCGATCTTCATGAGATCAGCTCCTCTCTTGTTTGTACCCTTATTATACCATGTGGATAGGGCTTTGTCAAGTTAAGATTTTGTGACGCTCGCTCAATCGGAAAAAGCACTTGGCGTACTTGCCCTCTGGCTCAGCTCTCCTGCGTCCTCTTGACGTATACTATTATACATCATTCGGGAACCATTGTCAAGAGATCGCCAGGTAAAGTTTTACAATAAAAAATGTGAAGAGTATATTAAGTGCGAAAAACCGCCCGCAACCACCGGGCGCGGGCGGTCAAATGGAAAGCCCCCGCTTGCGCGGGGGCTGGTCAGTCAGGAGTTGGCGGGGTCGGTCATGTCGTTCTCCGGCAGCAGGAACAGCGCGGTGCGCTTGTCCATGCGCTTCACGACCTCGCCAGCGGTCACCATCTGGGACAGGAGGGCGCTGGCCTTCTGGCCGCTGATGCCCAGCTCGGTGGCCACGTCGCCGCACTTCACGCCCTGCAGGGTGTGGGTCAGGAACTCGTGGATGCGCGCCTTGATCTCGGCGTTCTCGCGCTGGGTCTTGGTGGGCTTGCGCTCACCCTCGCCCTTGGAAGCGTTGCGCTTGGCGATGGACGCAGACAGGGCTTCCAGCTTGGGCAGGACTTCCTTGGCGGTGTCCGTCCAGTCACCGGACATGGCGTCCATGTTGGCGTTGATGGTGTCGATGGCGAACTGGATAGCGGAAACGTAAGTCATCTTGGTCATGGTATCAACCCTTTCCCTGTTTGAGAGGTTTATCAGCTCCTCTTGATGTATCCATTATAGCAGATTCAGCGGCGTTTGTCAAGTTAAGTGTTGGTTAACCTTGGCGGTGTCCCCACCGCCGGCGACCCGCGCCGTCCTTACCTCTGCCCTTGGAACACTTATAGTATAGCAGATTCGGGAGCAGATTGCAATAGGCAAAAGCGCCAGGATTTCATTTGATTTTTTGTGCAGGTTGTACAGATCGTAAAAACCGACCGCGCTGACCAAGCGCGGTCGGCCAAATGAAAAGGGTCAGCCAAGGCTGACCCAGTAGTCCCAATCGTAGTCAAAGAAGTAGCCGAAGTCGTCGCAGTCGGTCATGGGGTCGTCGATGTGGCACACGCCGCACTGATCGCAGTAGGGGCAATCACCATAGGCGTTAACCGTGCAATAGGTGAGATCTCCGTTGAAGGTTCCCGCGTCCTTGTCTCTCATGTGATTCTCCTTCCTGCCTGTCAAGCCAGGAGGCTTGACAGGACTTTGATAATTTCGTCGGGAGTGTGGGCACCCTCGCCCCATTCGTTCCGGTTCCTGTCCTCATCGTCGAACAAGTGACCACCGCCGCAGGTTTCAACCTTGCTCGTGCCATAGGCGACGATGTGAACCGTGTCCCACTTGACGCTCGGCAGGTGCTTCGCCAGCCAGTACAGCTTGGCTTCCTTAACCAGTTCATCATATTCGGGAGTGGAGTTCTTGGACAGCCAGCTTATGACGCCGATTTCGTAGCCCTCGCGCTGGACTTTATTCAGCATCCGCGCCAGCGTGGACAGGTGGAGCAGGGGAGCGGCAACCTTATAGGGAGTGGGGTCAGCCGCGATCAGCATGGGGAGCCAGTTCTCAACGCCGTAGAGGTCAGCAATCGTGCCGTCCATGTCGAACCAAATCATCTTTTTCATTTCGTTTCCCTCACTTTCTGAATCTATTATAGCACATCGGGGCGGGTTTGTCAATAGGCTTTTTTGACTTCCTTTGTAAATTCTCGGTTAAGCTTTGCTCTTGCCTGTCGGTTCAAAACCTTCTTGAGCCGGCGATTGCCAGGGCTCTGCTGATTGACAATCCTGCGGCAACCCGCATCCAGGTCCCACGCGGCCAGCTCGTCCATCCTCTTGTACAATGCGCGCTTCATTTCGCATCCCTCACTTTCTGATACTATTATAACAAATAAAGTCAAAAATGTCAATTAAGAGACTGTTTCAGGATTGTTACAAATTCATGACAATGCCAGGCTTTTGATCCGAAAAAGTTTAACCAGAATTTAACACGCGAACTCGGTCGGTGCGACGCCCTTGCGGCCGAGCACCGACCGCCAAAGCAAAAGCCCCGCCGGAGCGGGGCTGTACCTTACGCGAGGCGGAAAACCGCCTTGCGCTTGTCCTCTTCGCGGACGACATCGCCCGAGAGGATGAGCTGCCGCAGGAGAGCGGAGAGCTTCTGCGAGCTGAACTCGTTGTCCAGAGCCTTGACCAGCTCTGCGACGGTGTAGCGGTTGCCGTCGCCCATCTGGGCAATCAGGCGGGACTTAACGTCCATGTTCGCCAGCTGGGACTTGCTGGGCTTGTCGGACTTGCGGCTGTTCGCCTTCTCAATGCTGTCGCGGATGGCGGTCAGGACTTCCAGGGCTTCCGCGTTGTCGGTCAGGGCGTTCATCGCGAGGGTCAGGGCTTCGATGCGGGTCATCTTCTTCATAGTATCAATTCCTTTCTGGTTTGAAGGGTTTTCCTTCCCTTGATTACGTACTTATTATAGCACATCCAGCGGGGTTTGTCAAGGGGTTTTCCGCCGCCCCGAATGTTAAGTTTTCGGGGCGCGGTGTTCGGTGAGTGTTAAGGTGAAGTTACGTCCATCAATCTGGAAGTCCAGCGTCCGTTCCGGATTTGTTACGACAGGGTTAAGAACTTCACCTTCGGCATCCAGCCCTTCAAAGAGGACTTTTAACCAATTCATAACCTGCCGCTTGACTTCATTGGGCTTGCGTTCCCGCTTCACCTTTTTGCCGTAGGCGTTGACGGCTTCCTGCGATTTCGCCATGCCGTTCATCGCCTTTTTGGTTGCGGCTTTTTGCTCCGCGGTCTGCTCAAAGAGCTTTTCGCCCTTGTCAATCCGCTTGTCCGCGTCCAGCATGTCGCGGATTTCATCTTCCGTGAAACCCGCCTTGCGCATTCGTTCAACCTGCGTCATACTCATCAGCTCCTTTCGATGTACCTATTATAGCACAGCCGACACGGTTTGTCAAGTTAAGATTTGATGAAGTGGAGCGAGGGGGAGTCGAACCCCGTTACCAGCCTGCAGGTGCTCTGCTCTCGCCCCTTGACGTATACTATTATAGCACAGCTCCGCCAGGTTGTCAATACACTTTACCAACTCTTAACAATGTATAATTATGCAGCGCCAGGTTTCAGGCGCACAAACTTAACACAGAGTTAACGCAATTTGTCTTGACAAATTGCTGGCGCTGTGGTATAATGGAAAAATGCGCCCACGCGAGCGTGGGCGCGCGGCCAAAAGGCTGGGCTATTTGCCCAGCCTGTACTCGCCTTGCGGCTTCACGGGTTCGTCGTGAACGTAGGTGTAAACCTGCTTGCGCCGGTGCGTCGCCCGCCACTCCACGATGAAAGGGTAGAGGAAGCCAACACCGAACATCACCAGGGCAGGAATCCATCTGCCAGTCAGCATCCAAATTGCCATCGCCTTGCCAATCGCCGTGTTCATCATCATCAGAATCAGCTCCTTTGCTTTTGATGTATTTATTATACCATCCGGAAGGGCTTTTGTCAAGCCCTTTCCGTGTTAAGATTGAAAGTAATTTCAGTCCAGTCATCACAAATGCCGATCTCTTTGGTGAATCCTTCCAGCTGGAATTTTTCCACCAGATAGTCCCGCATTTTGCCGCCCCACCAGCCGCAATTTACCTTCCAAAAGCGGCGGTCTTTCCTCTTGAGGAATTTCTTTGCGTAGGTAAGATTCCAGCCCATGCCATTGTCGAAGAAGTAAAAGCACTGTTCCTTTTCGTTCCATTCAGCACGGCGCGGGATGTAGTAGTTGAGGATCTCGTTGGCGCGTTCCTCGTTCCATTCCTGCTTGCTGTTCAAGCGCTTGTTGATCTCATTCCATGCCAAGCAACCGAACCACAGCGGGAACAGCACCACACGCCAGACCTTGTAACCATTCTTGCGCCACCATTTGCGCACCTTGTGTTCCTTCTTGCCCTGCATGGCCTTGATGATTTCCTTATTCATTCAGATCAGCTCCTTTCGATGTATCTATTATAGCAGATGGAGTGGGGCTTGTCAAGCCCCTACTCCGTTAAGATTTAATGAAGTTTCGGCATGTGAATATTTTCAGAAATGCGTACATCAACCCAGACTGCATTCGGGTTTGTTTCTTTCCATTTGGCTGCACAAGCCCGTGCCTCATCGATGGTTTCAAAGCTATCAATCAGATGAATATCATCTTTGAAACCTTGTCCACCATAGCAGATGGTTTCTACATCATAGGTCACATGAACAGTAATGTACATTTTTTATCAGCTCCTCTCTTGTTTACCAGCGGCCACCCAGGAACTTCTTGTCACCGCTTGCCTTCCACGGGTGACGAATCCCCATGCGCTTGCACCACAGATACTTCTTAATCCTCTGAATCATTTGTCCTCGCCTCACTTTCTGATACTATTATACTCCCCGAGCGGGGATTTGTCAATCCCCTACTCGGTTAAGAGTTTGTTAACTTCGGCTTCGATCTGCCCAGTGGCTTCTTCGTCAATGGAGTAGAAAATGGAATCATCGCAGCCCTCCAGGTACCCTTGCACCGCCAGCGAAACTGCTTCTTCCTGTGAGGTTCCCCGCTCCATACATACGCGGGCAGTATTGACCATCTCGTCCAGCTCATAGTCGGTGACGTTCAGAAAATACTCCACAGTCCAAGTGATCTCCATGAGATCAGCTCCTCTCTTGTTTGTAAGACTATTATAGCACACCTCTCTCCTATTGTCAAGCGTTTCAGGACGATTTAATAAATACTTAACATGTGGCATTTGCATTACAAAAGTGTGAAGACCAGGTTAAGGCTGAAATGCCGCTCGCGACGACCAGGAGCGAGCGGACGAAAAAGCCGCCCATGTGGGCGGCTCAGTGGCTACCAGTCGCAGGTTTCTGCGTCCCAAGCGTAGTCAATGACACAGACCTTGCGGCGGCGATAGCCTACATTGTACTCGTGAAGGTCGTTGACATTCTCAAACAGCCACTCGCGTTCCTCGTCGGTGCAGTAGTCAGTCCAGTCCTTGTTCCAGTCGCCGATGCCGTTGATACGCGGCATAATGGAGATGGTGTGACCATTCAGTTCAACCACAGTGGTCTTTGCCAGCAGGTACTCGAAGCCGTCAGCGCAAGCGCGCTCATAAACTTCCTGTTCGCTGATGCAGTTGCCAGCGCGCCCGTCCTCAAAGTCCTTATCGGGCTGCATATCGAACTTGATGACGTAGTCCGCGCGGATGATGGCGAAGCGGGAGACGCCATGGGCAGTCCGCAAGGTGCGGGAGTGGCAGGCGTTATAGCGCTTGGTCATATAGTTGAAGTCATCCAAGGTGACGCAGTCCTCGAACAGGCGGGACAGGATGGACGCGAACTTGAGGGCGCGGGATTCGTAGGTGCTCTTCATGGGGGTTTCCTCCTTGCTCTTGATGTACCTATTATACACCCTGCCAGGGCATTTGTCAAGCCCTATCGGGAAAACTTAACATTTGTAATAAATTCGTCATTTTCTGACATAAAAGTTTAACCCAAATTTAACACGCGAAAACCGGTCGCCACGCCCAGGGGCGACCGGCCGAAACAAAAGGCTGGGGCGATTACTCGCCCCAGTGCTCCAGGTCCACCCCGAGCAGGTCCTCGACCCGCTCGGCGATCTCGGCCAGCCTCGCCTGCTGGGCCATGACCATGGCCTCGACCTTGGCGATCTCCGCGTCCAGCGCGGGAGTGTAGCTGGTGCCGATGTGCGCGTACTTGGTGCCCTTGAACTTCTTCATTGTGGTCAGCTCCTCTCTTTGATGTACCTATTATACCATCTTGGAGGGCTTTTGTCAAGCCCTCCAAATGTTAAGTTTTTAGTTCAGCCCATGCAGGTCGCCCCAAAAGTCATGAGCATCAGCCGCTTTCAGCGCATCCACAGCCGCCTTGTAATCCTTCTTGTAAGTGAAGGTGTACCAGCGGATTTCCCGCTCACCGATCTCCCGCACAAAGCAGCTCATGAAACCCCTGTCACAAGCGAAGCCATAGCCACCGCGGTAAGTGATAACGCGTTTGCGTCCACCATCAGTAGTCGTCCAGGTCTCAACCCTGATAACCCAATTCCTGCGGCCATCCACCTTGCTATGCAGGGTATTCTCCACTTCCATCACAGTCAGCGCCACGGCCATCTCCATCAGCTTGTTCATTTGTTTGCCCTCCTCATTTGATGTATCTATTATACCATGGGAATGGGGTTTTGTCAACCCCATTTGCCCACTTTTTCATTGTAAAGTTTCTGGTACTTGCTGGCGTTCTTCTGGATCCTCTTGAGGACTTGCTTGGGGCAGGATTTGTTACAAATCTGTTGCGCCTGTGCAGGTGTTGCGAAGTAGTAGGTCATTATCTTGCTCTTGTCCGCGTTGACAATGAAGATCAGCCCTGTGTCTGTCAAGCAATGCCACACATTTGTCGCGAAGCTCTCACGAATCACTTGTCCCCAATTGCCGTTAATTACCTCGTCAATCCTTGCCTTACGCTCTTTGCGCTCGTTGGCGAAATGCCAGCTCACCGGAATCTCTCGCAGGTTTGTCATTATGAACAGCTCCTTTGCTTTTGATACTTCTATTATACTCACCACCTCGCCAGGTGTCAAGGGGTTTTAGGAAGATTTAACACATCTTTAACAAATTAAATTTGTGTTAAAAAAATTTAATACACTTTTAACACGCCAAAAACCGCGCGCCTGGACCGTGGGCGCGCGGCCCGGAAAGGGAAAGCCCCTCAGTCCGGCTGAGGGGCGTTGATCAGCTCACCATAGGCGGTGTAAGCCGTCGCGGTGGCCAGCGTGGTGCGGTTCTCAGTGTCGCACAGGGGGCAGCGGCAGAACGCGGTCTTACCGGACTTGGAGCGCCAGGCGTCGCCATCACTCCAGATGCCGCGCAGTCTCAGATCAGCCATGTAGGTGGTGGAGCAGTTGCGGCAGACAAACAGCACATTGCGGGAACCCTCAGCCAAAATCTTCTTCATGTTTATCAATTCCTTTCGTCTCTTGATGTATCTATTTTAGCACCTTGGAGCCGATTTGTCAAGACCCTGATCGGTTAAGCGTCTGTTAATTCTGAGGCCGGGTCAGCGGCAGCTGACCCAGACCACCAGGGCGGGATTCTTCCCGCCGCGGATGCTTTTCAGCACCCGCCAGGCCGCCTTGGCCCCGAGCACCTGCTCGGTGTGGCTGGCGAAGCCCTGTCCGAAGAACCTCTGGGAGACGTAGGTGATGGTGAACTGCTTCATGGTGTACCCCTTTCTGACCCCTCTGGGGTCGGTCCCTTGCCCTTTCGACACGTCTATTATAACACCTGCCAGGCTATTTGTCAAGAGGGTTCTGGGATTGTTCACAGAATCTTAATACGCGCGCGATCTCGCCACAAAAGTTTAACGAACATTTAACATCGCGAATTCGGTCCGGACGCCGCTGCCTGCGGCCGCGGGCGGACCGCCAAAAAAGGATGACCCTTACAGGTCATCCTCAGGCGCTTCCTCGTAGTGCCCGCCGATCTCAGTGGCGACAGTCTGCGCGCCCAGCTCGGACGGGGTGTAGGCGTAGATGGTGTTGGTGGCATCGTAGATGGCGTAGTACTTCATGGGGTTAACCTCCTTGCTTTTGATGTATTTATTATACCATCCCGCAGGGGTTTTGTCAACCCCTGCGCTCCGTTAAGTTTCTGTAATGGAGTTCGATGTTCTCACGGATGCCGAACGTTGCGATGATGTTCCCCGCCCACGCGTTCTCCCAGGACTTGTCGCACTGTTCAAACGTCAGGGTGTAGCCCTCATACTTGTACATGATTTCCATGTACACGCTGTACACCTCGTACCGCTTTACCAAGGGGAGGTCCTTCCATTGCTCGCGCCCGTTTTTCATTTTAGTCAGCTCCTTTGCTTTTCGTTGTACTAATTATACCATGCGGGAGGGGGTTTGTCAACCCCCTATCGTGTGAACATCATGTAAACAATTCCCGCAATCACTCCCGCCGCAAGCGTCCAGGGCGCCCAGATACCGAAAGCAACCAGCACGAAACTCAATCCGTAATAAGTCAGTAACACTTTTGCCATTAACTCCTTCATTTTTTCATCTCCCTTGCTCTTGATGTAACAATTATACCACGCCAGGACCCCACAAGCAAGGACACCACCACGACAACAATGTGACAACATTTCGGTTACGGGATGTGAAATGTTTGTAACATTTTCGCGCGATCGTGACACAAAAGTTTAACCAACATTTAACATGCGCAATACGGCCGGTGCGCAGCTGTAGCGACCGCGCACCGGCCGCCGAGACAAAAGAGGGTGGAGGCTTACGCCTCCACCTGCACCCGCACCAGGTACCAGAGATACGGGCTGTTGATGCTCAGGAGCTCGACCGCGATCCGCGCCTTGAGCAGGTCAGCGCGCTCGTAGGTGTAGGTCTCGTTGGTGGTGTCGTTCTTCACGATGATGATGGTCTTCATTGAGGTGTCCTCCCTTGCTTTTGATGTACTTATTATAGCACGTGGGAGAGGATTTGTCAACCCCTCCCACTGTTAAGTGTTTGTTACATCCAGCCGCTTTGCTTCGTCCATTTGATGTAGTCATCAAAGGGATTTTCTGTTCCCATTGTGTCCATCACTGATTCCACTTTCATGTTGATCTGATAGTTGCCATCGTTGTCTATTGCCCAGGTGAATCCGTCCTCATCAATCAGCACCACTTCATCCGCGCTGATCGAATCAACCCAAAAGGTTTTAGCGTAACGCGTCGAATTACATTCGGCGTTGAGAATCAATTGTGTTACTACAACAGTAACGATCACAACACAAACCATCATCGCCAGGAATTTCTTCATCATGTCCATCTCCTCTTGTTTGTCTCGCCCATGGGGCAGGGCCGGATTAGAACCGGCCCACCTCGCAGTTCTCAACGCGCCGCAGCTCTCCATCGACTTCCCACGCCTGCGTCATGGCCTTCTCGCCATCGTCCCACGCATCGTAGAACCACCACTCGCCGTCCACGTACCGAATCACCATGTAGGTCTTCTCCCACGCCCACGCAGCCACGTTGTTCACCTTAGTCATCTTAGTGTCCTCCTTGCTTTTGATGTATTCATTATACCACAGAGTGCCAGGTTTGTCAAGCCCTTTTTGTGTTAAGATTGAAGGACTAGCCCTCAATCTTTTCCACCTTCCAGCCATTCAGCTGGGCCTCGATCAGCATGTCGCGCAGGTTGCCATGGGGCTGCTTGGTGGTGCAGGTGTAGGTGGTGCCGTTGATGATGTACTTCATTGTGGTGTCCTCCTTGCTTTTGATGTACTAATTATACCATGCACCAGGCTCGTTGTCAAGGGGTTGCGGGACGATTTAACACACACTTAACATGCTAAATTTGTGTTAAAAATTTTTAACAAACATTTAACATGCGAAATTCGGCGCGCAACGACCGGGCGCGCGCCGCCGAAAAAGAGGAGGCTCACGCCTCCTCATCATCCACCGCAATCTCGGTGACCCTGGTGTTGCCCCTGTCGATCGGGCACCGATTCTCGTAGGTCTCTTTGGCCACCCGCTCAGCCTTGGCCTTGCTGGTGAAGTACCCCAGCTCAATCCACCCCAGGAAGTGCCCCATGTCGAAGCTCAGCCGCTCGATCTCCACCTTGTAAACCTTCATCATTGTGATTCCTCCTTGCTTTTGATGTACTTATTATACCACAGGGGCTTGGGCTTGTCAAGCCCCTGCTGTGTTAAGTTTTAGGAGATCGGGTAATCTCCCCAGAACTTCTTCACCTGCTCCTCGTTCCACTCCCGCACCTCAAACCACTCATCGGGATCGCACTCGTAGTTGCGGCGCTCGCAATCCTTGTCCGCATCTTCCTCGTTGTAGAACACATCGTACACATCCTCGTCGGAGATCCCATGCCAGTTACCGAACACTACCGCGTAAAACTTCATTGCTTTTTCCTCTCTTTCTTGTCCCTTTCGTTGTCACTATTATACCATGGGATGCCCCAGTTGTCAAGGGGTTACGGGACGATTTAACCAGGTGTTGACATGTTTTTTTTCTGTTAAAAAAATTTAACCAACATTTAACATGCGCAACTCGGGCCGAGCGCGCAGCCTGCGACCGCGCGCGGCCCGCTGAATCGAAAAGGTCGAGCCTTACAGCTCGACCTTGCCACCTTTGACCTCAACGTGGATGGCCTTGTGACCAGCCTTGATCCACTGCTTGATGTTGGTCATGTCGTCGTCAATCAGGATGCCGTCCTCGCGGATGTTGTCCACCTTGCGACCCTTGTAGATGCAGATGAAGTGCTCAGCGTCCATGGCGGGAACGTACTTGCGGAGCCAGTCGATCTTGCCCATCATGGCGTCCTCGTTAGCAGCCTTGGTCAGGATGTAGCAGGTGATGCCCTTAGCCAGCAGCTCGTTCAGGGTCTTGACGTTCTCGGTGAAGGCCGGCAGGTTCGCCAGGTAATCGCGCTTGAGCGCCAGTCCGCGGAAGGTGAAACCGGAATGGAAATCGGCCAGCACGCCATCCATGTCCCAGTAGAAAACCTCGTTCATCATTTTCGTGTCCCCCTTGCTCTTGATGTATCCATTATACCACAAATCCGGCAGATGTCAAGGGGTTTCTGCGCGATTTAACAAAAGTCACACAATCTTAACACTTTTTACAATGTGAAGATCTGATGAAGTTTTTGTTAAAAATATTTAACAAAGATTTAACATTTTCTGGGGCTAACATTTTGTTAACAAAGATTTAACATTTCGGGACGCCAGGAATCCTTAACGTTTTCTTCACATTCATTTTACAAAAGTTTAACACAAATTTAACATGCAAACACGGCCTCGCACTATCGCGCTCGGCCTGGCGAGGGGGGGGTAGTGTTTCAGGAAGATTTCATTCTGATTTTTTAAATCGCCCTATACCTGCACCATTTCCCTTCTAAGAGTTCTTTCAATTTCGGATTACGGATTCCATTCTCTTTAATAAATATTTCGGAGTTAATTCGCTACGTTCTGAGTGATGAATACGCAACAATGGAACTCCCATGTCAGCAGCTAACTGATTCTTAATTTCGTCTCTTTGTTGAGTTAATTCAAGTCCTCCCTCAACCCTTTCGGCGCAGTCATGAAATTCTCCATCATACTCAATAAACATTTTTGGAAATTCATCTTTTCCAATAATTGCAAAATCCATACGGTATTTTCCGCCAATAGGGAACTGATCTCTAATCGGCAATCCCCATCGCTGAATCAACCATTCTCCAATTTGACGCTCCCATTGACTTCCCGTTTGACAAGAGCAATGAGCTTCTCCTACTTTAATATGATCAACCGATATTTTTCTAACTATGCCGCAATGAATGCATTGGCATACAACATATGCCATATGACTATTATTTCCATTTTGAGTGCTTGGGATATATTCCAAAATTTTATAGTCTTGATAAATCTGCCCGACTTCAATTTTACAATAGTTATCACCAAACAATTCTTTACGTGCTTCTTTCGCGCACCATTTACAAGCTACTTCAGTGCGGCCATTTAGTTTGCTTGCACGCTTACTAACAATTCTGCCGCACCGAGTACATAAACATTTATAATAAGTACCTCCAGCAACTTGAGATTCTTTTTCATAATCTCTTTCAATTACTTTAAGATACCCACTCATTTTTCCAATATATTTATCTATCATCTTCTGTATGTTCTACCTCAAACACTCTAATCCAATTTGCAATCTGTCCGCAATAGGGACAAGGTGACAGTATATCTACTCCTCCATGCTGATATCCGCCGCATACAGAACATCGAAAATACCATTCACGTTTCATCTCGGCTCTCCACACTCTTTATTTTTATCTTATATCCAGGGCACCCCATCTCCACATTGACCCATTGCCCGAAAAACATTTCTGCTTGAGTTTCTTGTAAATTACTCGTTAACATCTTGACTTTTTCTTCCCCAAGAGCATCATAAATTTTATGTATGACACCAGCCCAGTTAGCGTTAACCTTTTCTACTTGCCCATCATGCAAAATAGAACATTCATAAACCGTATACATTACTTCCCTCCATCACCAAAACGCGGACTGCAAAATAATGTACCAATAGCCAATGTGCCCCAAAAGGCTGGCCAGTAAGTTAACACCGGCAATCCAAACATGCCGACAGCAATCATATCCCACGCAATCATTACTGGAATAGGCTGAATAAACAAAAATAATAGCGTTAACAAAATTATTCCTAAACACCCTCCCCAAAGAGTTCCAACAAGTTCTTTATCCTTGCGCCCATATTTAAGGAAATATTCCCAATCAGTCATTTGCGCGCACTCTCCTTTTAATTTAGTGTGGTCGTATGCACTTGCGGCACACGACCCTGTTCGATGAAAATAGGCTCAATATTCTCCTCCGTCTTATAAACCATTAATTCATCATAAGTTATACTATTGGCCGCGCAGCACTTAACCATCAGACTTTGCTCTTTAACATCGGGCATCTGCACAATCAGTATCTTCTTTCCTTTACCAAAAGCATAACCGCATTCCCAACTAGTGCCCGCAGTATTATGCCGACCAAAATCACAAACTATAACCCAGTCAGCTCTATCCAACTCCATCACATCAACAGTAAAAACACAATGACCCCACTCTTGCATAGTCATGCCCCATGCGTTAGGAATCTTTAACTGTGATGGATTATAAATCTCTATATCTTCTCGCTGATGCCGATAGCCATCTTTATCTTGCCAAGCGAACAATGTATTTATAACTGCCCAAATGGCATCAGAAGCCTTGTCCGAATTGCCAACAACAGGTGCCGCGATATAAATTTTCACGGAACTTTCCACTCCTTTTTTTTATAGCTCTTTAGCATCTTCCCATTCTTCGACAACTCTTCGTAAGATCTCACGTCCACAGTCGTAGCAAAATTGATTCGCGACTGGGTCATCATTCTCGAATGTTTTGCCGCACTTAGGGCATTTATGAAGCCATCTTTTACCTGCCGCAGCTTGCCGGTCATATTCAGCATCCTCCTTTGCCATTTGCTCCCATTTACCTTTCTTTTGCGCTGCTCGTAAGGACTTATCATTATTGTAGCACATTTCCCAGAATGCCTCCCATCTTTCAATATTATCAGCATCATAGTAATGGCCACCAACAATATAACCATTTCCAAACCGTACCACATATCCACCTCACCCTATTACCTCAATTTGGCAACTGCGCATAACCTCTATTGCGCAAGCATGATTCATTGGGTTGAGTCCAGCACTTGCGTATGCGGGGAACTTTATAGGTGTCTCTGGGCAAAGTTCTTTAATTATGAGAGCATTCGATATGACGCAAATCGACGATACTACTCCGCAGATCCAAATTTCATCATACTTCTCTAGATGCTCAGAAAACCAGTCGTCATAACCAAAATGATCTTTATTTAAATGTCGCACCTTAGTGCGATCAGTTTCCTTGATGTCACATTCATTAATAACTTGCCAACCCCACGAGCCATATCGGCAATGATCAACAGGCAACTTTTGGCCTTCTTGAGTATTACGATAATTTTCAAAATGAGTATCTTGCGTGAAATAAATCATCTCACCATTCTTATGAAACTCATCAATCAACGCGCGAACCGCTGGAACACATGCTTGCGCTTCAGGGTTCGTCAAAGAGCCATTCTTATGTACGAAATCGTTCTGCATATCTACGACGATAAGAACTCTATTCATTTTATCTCTCCTATCACATTAAATCATTAATGTCAATTTCTTCTCGCATTAAACAACTGTCTTTAATAAAAACAGTTTCATTTTCATATTCAACGTATTCTGTAGCTAAATATTTAGTAAATACAAATCCATGCGCTAAAAGATTAAGAGCATCTTCTTTACTATACCAATGAGTCAAATCTTCTTTATGACTACAAGAACTAAACCAATCTCGTCCATTTTGTTTATACCGCCAATCGTAGCCCATTGGAATATTTTTAGTCTCGCAAGCAGGTATCTGCCCAATATCCCATACCCAATTTCCTTGACCATTATACCAAAGACCATGATCAGGATCTTTCGCTTCGAGTCGATATAACCATTTAGGCTCCATTTTTTATCTCCTTCATCTTTTTCTATATATATTATAATATATTTTTTGAAGTTTTTCAAATGGGGCACAAATCTTAACTTGACCTACCCAATTTTTTTTAGTATAATGAGAGTGTAGTAAGAGACGAGCCCAAACTTGTCACTTAAGGAGGATGATTAGTATAATTAAATTAGATTATACAATAGATTCTCCCGAAGAGCGCTTAAAGTTAGTAAATTTAATTTTGAAAGAAACTCCCGACCCAAGCGAGTAGTATCTTGAAATTCTCGGTGACTATCTAGTGCTTTGTATGGAGAAGCAAGAGAAAAAGGAGCGTAAGATTCTCACTGATAATCGTATGGCTACAATTAATAAACGTGAGACTTCTTACGAGGGTCTGGTCAGTCAGCTAGAAAATGGCGAAGATGGTATTTATAATTTAATGGCGGAGAATGGAAAAAATATTATATTTCAACCTAAAGTAACTATTACGAAAAAAGATTTGGAAGAGATTGAGCCATTACGATAGTTGCGCGAAAGCATTAACTTCTGGGAAGAAATGCTTAAAAAAGCGTCCGGACGTGAAGCGTTTGTTATTAAACGTACACTAATTGAAATGCGCAAAGATCAATATGTTATAAAAAATGCTTATCGCCGACCTATTATATTTACAAGACTTACAAGAAGTGGACCTTATTCAATGCCGCTTAAATGGGATGAATGGATTGAATATAATGAAAATGGTGATGCAGTCATTAAATATTCAGGACTTTCATTCTGTGATAGTAAAATATGCAGTGAAATTATGCAAGTTTATCCAGCTTTAAAAAATCGTAGCCAAGGAAATTTTTTAGGCGATACTTGGTATATGTGTTTAGATTTTGGGGCACTTATGGATAGGGCACTTGCGGACTATCCTATGTATAAACGTATAGTTGAGTATAAGATGGAACGCATACCTAACACTGAAATTTAGGCTTTACTTGAAAAAGAATTTACTTTTACTCACTCTATAGAATATATTAGTAGTCTTTGGCGTAACAAAATTCCGAAACTGATTGCGCAAAAAGCGCAAGATGAGTTTCTTATGTGGCACTTTACATATCAAGAGAAAGGAAAATGGAAGAGATGTTCACGCTGTGGAGAAATTAAGTTAGCTCATACTAAGTTTTTCTCAGTGAACAAGACATCAAAAGATGGTTTCTATAGCATATGTAAAAAATGTCGCAATGCCAAAGGTCGTAAAAAGGAGGCTAAATAATGGCTGATACAACTTGTTATTGTAAAACTTGCAAACGAACTATGGATGCCGATGAATTTTATACATCTAAGAGATTAGATAGATATCCTCCAGATGGTAAAATGAAAGAGTGTAAAAAATGTTTAACTCGGCATGTAGACAACTGGGATCCATCAACTTATAAATGGATTCTTGAAGAAATTGATGTACCTTATATTGAAGATGAATGGACCACTTTACTTAATCGGTATGGTCAAAATAAGAAGAAGTTAACTGGAATGACTATTCTTGGCCGCTATTTGTCTAAAATGAAGCTTAAACAGTTTAAAGATTATGGTTGGGATGATACTGAACGGCTTCAAGAGCAAGCAAATGCGGCGAAGGCTGAAGTTATGGCACGTTAGGGATATAGTGGAGAGGAAATTGAGAAGGCAATTATTGAAGGAAGTATGCCTGAACGGCCTCCAGAAGAGCCAAAAGCTGAAAATGAAGAAGCTGCGGCGCCTATTGATCTTAATGAACCAGAATATTTTGAAGATGACCTTACTGAAGAGGATAAAAAATACCTTACAATTAAGTGGGGCAAGGCTTATAGACCTTATGAATGGGTTCAGCTTGAAAAATTATATCAAGAAATGATGGCAGCTTTTGATATTGTAACTCCTGCGCATGAAGATTATCTTAAATTAATATGTAAAACTTCACTTAAAGCACATTAGTTAATTGATTTAGGAGATATTGAAGGATTTTAGAAGATTTCTAAGGTATATGATACACTTATGAAGTCTGCAAAATTCACTGCTGCGCAAAATAAAGCTGAATCTGGTGAATACGTATCTGCTATTGATGAATTCATTCTTCTTTGTGAACGTGATGGGCCTATTGAACGTTATTATGTAAGTGAACCAAAAGATAAACCTGATGAAACTTTGGCTGATATGCGCAATTATACACATAGATTAGTTACTGAAGAGTTGAATTTGGGTAATCTTATTGAGGACGCTATGCGTAAAATGGCTTCTGAAGAAGCAAAAGAAGAAGATGAAGATACTACCGACAATCTTGGATTGTCTCTTGATGAAATTGAAACTGAAGTTCTTACTGATGCTGACTTTACAGAGCATTATGATCGAGTAGAAAATGAATTAGATGAAGATGCTGCTACTATCCGAGAACTCTTAGGAGAGGAGGAAGAGTAATGGCACTATAGGATTTATTAAATCTACGAAATGATGTTGATAAAATTGGACTTTCAGAAGAACGTGTGCGTGCTTGCATACCTAAAGCACGTAAATATATAGCATTTTGGCGAGAATATCCTGACATTTTTATTGATTTTTTAACTGAAAAGAATAATCCTGAGAATTTCCATTTATTTTTTTATCAAAGAGTTTTTTTACGAGCCGCAATGCGTTATAAGTATACGTATGCGGTTTTTCCTCGTGCTTATTCAAAATCATTCTTGGCCGCATTAATCTTAATAATTAGATGTATTTTATATCCTGGAGCTAAACTTTTTGTTACTTCTGGTGGTAAAGAATAGGCGTCAAGTATTTTGAAAGCTAAGGTAACTGAATTATGTCATTTGATTCCAGCTTTGCGCAATGAAATTGACTGGAGTCGCGGCAAGACAATGGAAGGTAAAGATTATGTCCGGTATATGTTCAAGAATACATCAATTTTGGATAACATCGCTGCGAGAGAAACTTCAAGAGGTTAGCGTCGTCATGGCGGACTTGTTGAAGAGTGTATTGGTGTCGATGGCACTATCTTAAATGAGGTTATTATCCCTACCATGAACGTTTCTCGTCGTGGCCCTTGGGGTGATAAAGATGATCACGAAGTTCTTAATAAGAGCTAGATTTATGTTACAACTGCTGGTTGGAAAAATACATTTGCTTACGACAAGCTTATCCAAATTCTTGTTTGGTAGATCGTCAAACCTGAACGTGCTTGTATAATGGGTGGTACTTGGCGTATTCCTGTTTTAATGGGACTATTGGATAAAACATTTATTCGAGACCTTAAAATGGACGGTACGTTCAATGAATCATCATTCGATAGAGAATATGAAAGTCGTTGGTCAGGAAGCATTGAAGATGCTTTCTTTAATGCAGAATAGTTTGATCATAATCGTATTCTTAAATAGGCAGAATATGAATATTCTGGCCGCAGTACTAAAAATGCTTATTATGTTATTGCAACTGATGTAGGTCGAAAAGGTTGTGATACTGTAAGTTGTATATTTAAAGTTACTCCACAAATTAGTGGTTTAGCGTTTATTTCTTTGGTTAATATTGATACAATGAATGATACGCATTTTGAAGATTAGGCAATACGTCTTAAAAAATTATATTATAAATATAAGGCGAAAAAGATTGTAATTGATGGTAATGGACTTGGTATTGGTTTGGTTGACTATATGGTAAAAGGGCAGACAGATCCTGATACAAATGAAGTCATTCCAGATTTCGGCGTAGATAATGATGATGATGGCGAATATAAGAAATATCGTAGTGAAAATTGTGAAGAGAATGCGATGTATATTATAAAAGCTAATGCGCCAATTAATACAGAAGCTCATGCTAATGCTTAGTCACAACTTAGCTCTGGCCATGTGAAAATGCTTATTGATGAACGTGTAGCTAAAATTAAGTTAATGGGGACTAAGCGCGGATAGGATATGAAACCTGAAGAGAGGGCGGAATATCTTAAACCATTTACTTTAACTTCCATATTAAAAGAGGAAATGATGAACCTTCGTGAAGAAAACGAAGGTGTCAATATCATTTTGAAGCAAGCAAATAAATCTATTAAGAAAGATAAGTTTTCAGCTTTTGAATATGGTTTATATTGGATTAGATTGGAAGAAGATCGTAAACGTAAAAAGCGTAATAAAAGATTTAGCGATATGTTATTTATGAATTGAGGTGTCAAATATGCGTGCTTCAAGAGGAGAAATTAAGATTGAAGAAATCCTACGTGCTAACGAATTACATTTTACTATGGAATAGTCTTTTGAAGGATTGAATAGTCCGAATGGCCGTCCATTGAAATTCGACTTTTGTGTTTTTGATGATGATGGTGAAATTGATTTTTTAATTGAGTATCAAGGTAAACAGCATTATGAACCATCTGCAAAATTCGGTGGTAAGCGTGGATTTTATCAATAGTAGTTCAATGATAACAAAAAGCGACGCTTCTGCGCGCTTAATGGTTATAAGTTAATTGAAATTCCTTATACTGAAGAAAATTTAATTACTTATGACTATATTATGGAAAAAGCTGGATATTAAGGAGTGGTTGAATGAATAGATAGGAGACAATCCATTCTAAAGGATTTTCAATCATTGGTCGTCCAGAAATCCATGATCCCTACGGTTCTCAAGTAGACTATGGTAAGATTAAGGTTAATCTACAAACACTTGATGATGCCATTCTTGATTTGGGTAGCCTAAAGAAAGATAATCGGAGTTATGGTAATAAGGCGGTTATTATTAAAGCCATGGCTCGAAAAGATTATGAAACTATGCGCGCAATTTCAAATTACTTCTTTGATGTAAGTGGTTTGTATGAACGTTTGTGTAAATATTTTGCTACTCTTTATCGTTACGATTGGTACATTACTCCATATATTATCGACGAGAAAGTTAAAGATGAAAAAGTGCTTGCCGATTTTTCTCAAGCCCTCGACTATATGGATGAAAGTTTTGTCAAAAAACAGTGCGGCGATATGGCTTTAAAAGTAATTGTTAATGGTTGCTATTATGGCTATGTTGTTGATACTAAACGAGGATTTACTTTTTAGGAACTCCCAATTCAATATTGCCGCTGCCGTTTTAAAGTAGGCGGAGTTCCTGCGGTAGAGTTTAATCCTAAGTTTTTTGATGATAAATTTGGTGATATTGAGATGCGTATGAGGGTACTTAAAATGTATCCACCAGAGTTTGCTGAAGCTTATGTTGCTTATAAGAAAGGTAAACTTAATACAAGAGAGGCTGTTGGTGCTTGGGACACAAACCAAACTAAAGGCTCTACTTGGTGGTTACTTGACCCTACTCGCGCATTTAAGATTAATCTTAATGGAAGTGATGTTCCACTATTGATTAATACTTGCACTAAGATATTAGATTTAGATGAAGCGCAAGACTTAGATCGTCGCAAGATGATGCAATAGCTTCTTAAAATTATTATTTAGAAATTGCCTCTTGACAAGAATGGAGATTTAATTTTTGACGTTGATGAAGCAAAAGATATTCATAATAATACTGTACAAATGTTGCGCCGAGCTGTTGGTGTAGATGTTATGACTACATTTGCAGAAGTAGATGTGGCCGATTTAGCTGATACTCATTCTACTGCAACATAGGATGAACTTGAAAAGGTTGAGCGTACAGTTTATAATGAAGCTGGTGTATCACATAGTTTATTTAATGCAGATAGTAATCTTGCATTAGAGAAAGCTGCTCTTGTTGATGAAGCAAGTATTCGTGATTTAATTCTTAGTTTTGATGAACTTTATTGTCGCATTTTGCGCAGAAAGTTCCCTGCAAATAAAAAGTATTGTTTGCATTTTAATATGCTTGAAACCACCATTAATAATTATAAAGAAATGTCTAAGATGTATAAGGAGCATACTTAGCTTGGTTATTCTAAGATGTTACCACAAATTGCTCTTGGACATTCTCAGAGTTCTATTATTGCTATGGCACACTTCGAGAATGAAGTTTTGAAACTTTCTGAGATTATGATTCCTCCATTAATGTCTTCTACTATGAGTAGTCAAGATGTTCTTGGAAATAAGGGTGGTAATAGTCAATAGCCTGGAAATAAAGCTGCTGGTCAAATTAAAAAGGCTGCAGCTGGCGATGAAAAGAAGGGCGGACGACCTGAAAAAGAGGATGGTCAAAAGTCTGATAAAACAATCGCTAATCGAGAATCTGCTGGAAAGGAGTGATTTTGAGTGGCAACACATGTAAGCATCCCAGTCGATCATACTGTTGAATTACTTAACGTCACTCCGATAAATAAACTTGTATCTAAATGTGAGATAAAAGTTTGTTACGTGGGTGATGAACCAAATCGAAATGGCTCTGTTATTACTAAGGAGACTGCTTTTAAGATGGCAGCAAGTTTGCCTGGCTGCCCTATCGTAGGTTTTTATGATGAAGCAGAAGGTGACTTTACTGGTCATCAGCGCAGTATTGAAGTTGGAGATGGAAAATTTAAAGTCATAGATAAAACTAAGGCTTATGGATTTGTTGACTCTACTGCGAAGATTTGGTTTTAGAAATTCTTGGATGATGGCGTTGAACATGAGTATTTGATGACTGAAGGATTACTTTGGACATCCATTTATAAAGAAGCTGCTGAAATTATGACTCGTCCTAAGAACCAATCTATGGAGTTGGATGAGAAAAATATGGATGGCTCTTGGACATTTGATGATAATGGTATGCCGAAGTTTTTCATAATCAATGAAGCAATGATACAAAAATTATGTATTCTTGGAGAAAATGTCGAGCCTTGCTTCGAAGGTGCCGGCATAGCAGCACAATTCTCCTTTGACGGAGACTTCAAGAACAAGTTGTTCTCACTTATTGAGGATATTAAACAAGCTTTGAACAAAGGAGGATTAGATCCAATGGATGGTGAAAACAAGGTATTGAATCCTAATGATCCTGAACTCGAATTCAAGAAGAAGGAAGAGGAAGAGGATAAGAAGGATGAAAAGAAGAATGGAGATAATCCATTCCCACCTAAGAAGGATGATAAGGAAGATTCCGATTCTAAGGATTCTGGATCTGATGATTCCGAAGATGAAGACGAAGATAAGAAGAAGAAGTTCCCTCCAAAGAAGCATTCATTGAATGATGAAGAGGTTGCTGAATCTGATCTTTATAAGACTTTGTTTAATCAGTATAAGGAACTTCAGGGTAAAGTTGATTCTCTTGAAAAGGAAATCGCTCCATTGCGTCAGTTTAAGGCAATTACCGACCGCAAGGCCAAGGAAGATATGATTAATAGCTTCTATATGCTTTCTGATGCAGATAAGAAGGATTGCGTAGATAATATCGACAAGTATTCTTTGGATGATATTGAGGCAAAGCTTTCTATTATTTGTGTACGTAACAAGGTTAACTTTAATCTTGATACTGATAATAAGCAAGAGGAAAAGACTCCTGCTGACCCACTCGTATATCAGTTGGGTGACAATGATGATGGTGACTGCGCTCCTGCCTGGATTAAGGCCGTGCGCGAAACCGCCAAAGAAATGAACTAATTAAAAAAGGAGGAAATTACGTATGGCTTTTACACGTTTGTCTCCAGAAGCTCAGTTCGTTACTCTCGGCTTCGGACAGGTCGAGCCTAACCATCTCTCTGCACAGAGAACTGGCGAAATTTATGCACAGTTGCCTGTTGCCGCAGATATTGATATTCTTGAGAATGGTCAGTTCGTAAAGTACGACTATGCTAATGGTGTTGTTAATTTCACTGGCATCGGTGAATGGATGCTTGTTTTCAATGAGGTTAAGGTATATCGTGATCATGAGACCGATCAGGATTTCGCAATGATCCGTCGTGACTACAATGGTCGTGTATATTCTCCTATTGGTGTTGGTGCTTCTGCTGCAGAGTTCGGTTCTGCTCAGGCATTTGGCCCTAATGGAGTACGTATTAATGGTTATCAGACTTCTGCCGATTGGGATATGATGAAGCAGATTCAGGCTCAGGTTGAGCTTTATCCTGATGCTCATAACAATGCAGCAGGTCAGGCTCCTGACTATGGCCGCAACCATTATGCTATTGGTAATAGCTATGAAGTAGAAAAGTTGAATAAGCCTCAGATGGCTGATTATGCTCGTCCTGACCGCACTGGTAAGGCTCCTGGCGCCAATGGTTTTGATGCCAATAATAAGGCTGGTTTGATGGTTCCTCGTGTATTTAAGACTCACGAAGGCGATATCTTTACTACTAATACTATTGCTGATGCCACTGTTGCTCTTGGAGATACTTTTGCTCCTAACAATCATGGTTATTTGACCAAGAGTTCTTCTGGTAACTTCTTGTGGCAGGCTGTTAAGATTTATAATCTTGGTGACATGCAGAAGGCTGTTAAGTTTATGCGTGTAAAGTAATAAGGAAAGGAGAGAAAAGCTATGTTGGAAAGAAATGAACTTGTTAAGTTAATGAAAGCAACTGCTAAGGCTGATCGCTCTGCTCCTGTTGCTTATTCATTTAATGGCGAGAATTTGTCTTATGATGCTCTTAATGAGACTCTTCGTAAGGAATTGAACGAGCTCGCTGGTACATTCGCACTTTATCGTGAGAATAAGAATACTATCTTCTCTATCATCGAGGAGACTATGGATGACATTCTTCCTAAGAAGGTTGAGGAAGAGTATATGAAGTTCGCTGAAGTAAAGACCATTGCTCAGGGCAATTCTACTATGTTCTGGCGTAAGCATGATCGTCAGCGTGCAAAGCAGTTCATTACCAAGGTCGGTTTGGCTGGTATCTACGAAGTATTTAAGCTTGGTAAGGATACCCCTATCGAAGTTCAGACCAGCGCAATCGGCGGAGCCGCACAGATTGGTCTTGAAGAGTTCTTGGATGGACGTGCTGATTTTGCTGAGGTAACTCAGATCGTTATGGAAGGTATTGAGGAGCTTATTCAGATGGAAGTTGGCGCTGCTCTTAAGGAAGGCTTGACTCAGCTCCCTGCTCTTAATACTGTTAAGGTTAACGGCTTTGATCAGCAGGCATTTGATCGTTTGCTCGCCATCTCTTCTGCTTATGGTACTCCTACCATCTATTGTACTGAAGAGTTTGCCGCAACTATTCTTCCTGAGACCGATAATGGTACTTATGTACGTTGGTCTGATAATATGAAGGATACTTTGTGGAACAATGGACGTTTTGCATCTTATCGTAATCATATTATTAACATTCTTCCTCAGGGATTCACTGATGCAACTCATACTACCAAGGTTATTGATCCTGGTTATTGCTACATTCTTCCTGGAAATGTAAAACCTGTTAAGATCGTTATGGAAGGTTCCACCATTGTTGATGAATATGTTAACAAGGATCGTTCTCGTGAAATTCAGGTTTATAAGAAGGTTGGCGTAGGCGTAGTTATGACTCCTGATATTTGTATTTATGTAAATAAGGATCTTGAAGGTCAGTTTGGTGTTTATACTGGTGACCAGAATCCTACTACTCCTGTCACACCTACCCCAGATCCTGGGAACCCTTAATTGATATATAAATTGTGCGGGCGCGCATACACGCGCCCGCGTATGAGAAAAAGGAGATAATTGAATATGGACATGAACAAGAAGGTACAAGTTACTAATCGTAGCAGTTCCGTCGTAATTTATAGGGTGCCAGACTTGGGCGTCCGCCGAGAATTCGCACCCGGTGAGACTAAGACTCTGATGGCTTCAGAGTTGGTGGCGCTAGCTCAGAAGAGCGGTGGGCTCTCTATTTTACGCGACGAATTGTATATACATGACCCTGATACGGTGAAGGAGACTACAATTCATGTAGAACCGGAGTATTATTTAGATGCCAATGGAGTTATTGAGCTTCTAAAGAATGGCTCCTTAGATGCCCTTCTCGATTGTCTTGACTTTGCACCTGGTGGGGTTATTGATTTGGTACAGAAATATGCTGTTGATCTTCCTGTAACTGACACTCGTAAGATTCAGGCTATTAAAGATAAGACTGGATTGGATGTTGCTAAGGCACTTCAGCATAAGGCTGAACTTGCTGCAGAACAAGCTGAGATGGAGCAGGAAACCAATAGTGGTATGAAAGTTGAGCGTGCTACTCAGCGGCGTGTACAGGCAGCTGCAGCTCAGCAGAGCAATAGCAATGGTGGCCGCCGAGAAACCCCAAAGTATAAGGTTGTAACGCCTAAGGAGGGGTAATATGACATCATTCGATACCATCATAGATGCCTTCTTGAGTAAGATTACGGATGATATGTATTTAGAACTTACTGAAGAAGATACCATTCGTGATGCTAAATAGTATCTGCTTGATGCCATTCCTTATTTTGAATTTCCAAGATTCCGACTTTATGATTATGATGTTGAATCTGGCACTTATAATGTTGATCTCACAAAAGAAGAGATCAACATTTTTGCTATATTAATGAAATAGGCCTGGTTAGACCGTTAGATTAATTCAGTTGAAACTACTCGAATGAAATATTCTGGCGCAGATTTTAAGTTTACTTCTTAGGCTAACCATTTAGCTAAGTTGTTAAATCTTAAAGCTGAGAATCATCGTGAAAACATTCATGCGCAACGTTTATATAAACGTCGTAGATTTAGAACTGATGGTTCTGTTATGTCTAACTGGATGACGTTGAATCAAACTGCTATTGATGATACTACTCGGCCGCAGGGTAATATTACTGGAAATACTTATGAAACTTATAATATTAATGTTTATACTGATGGCGATGATTCAGAATTGAATTGGGAGCCTATCTATGGAGATAGCGAATGAAATATTATGAGTTAGATTTTTCAGACCATATAGTAGCTAAGGATTTGCGGCGCTTGGTGAATTAGATATGGAAGCTTCTTCCAATGCGAGAAAATAATGAGGATTGGCGTAAGCAATTAGATTCCATATTAGTTGAAATTAGAGGCTTAGACTTGATGTTTGGCGATCAGTTAAGTCTCCTTTTAATTTTGTCTAAATTAGAAGGATTAAAAATGGCCGATAATTTTTCTATATATAGAGCTACGGTATTCAGTGTGTTGACTTCTGTTACCGAGCTCGTTAAGGTGTTAAATGCTAGAAAATCTTGAATTATTCAAGAAGCGGGCATTGGCGGCAAATAATGATCGCCAACATAACCGAATGGTTTTGGATAGAAAGCGGTCAATGCATCGTGCCTTGTTATATTCATATTAGGCAGCTTGGATTAAAAAAGACGGAGTTGAAGATGCCGATTGGGTTCGTGCATTAATTAACCCTGATAGGGTTAAGTTCGACTACGACGAAAAAATTGTTTCGGTTGATTGGGAGTACGACTTTCATTCGGGTGACACTTTTGAATGGGGTCGGGATACTGGTAGCCATTGGATAATTCTGAAACGAGAAGATACTGAATTAGCCTATCTGCGCGCTAACATCCGTAGATGCCAGTATTTGGAAGCTACTGATCCAGAAACAAAAGAGAAGTTTGGACAATGGTGTGCGATTCGTGGACCAGTTGAGACTAAGATTAATACCGTATAGAAAGCAGGTATTGTTGCAGACGTTCCTAACTTAACTCTTGATATTTATATGGCAGACACCGAATAGAATCGAAGAACTTTTTAGAGATATTCTCGTTTTAAATTTGATGATAGATACTGGATGGTTCAAGCTCCTGACTTTATAAGTACTCCAGGAGTATTTAATATTACTGTTGAAGAAGACTATGAATGTCATGGTAATGAATCACTTATAGAGGTTGTAGATCCGAATCCAGTAGTACCAGATACTAAGAATTCTATTCTTGGTGATACTTTTGTAAAACCTCTAGATCCTCATACATTTAGACCTCGTTTAGCATTGGCCGCATATGAGTGGTCAATTTCTTTGCCTGCTGAAAAGAATAAAGAGATTGATGATGTACTTGAGTACAAAATCACTGGTAATGAAATTGAAGTAACATGGACTGCAATGACTAGTGGTTCGTATATTTTGCATTACGGGCCATTAGAAAAAACTGTGTTAGTTGAATCTTTATTCTAAGGAGGGGTTTAAATGAAAGTTGGACAAGAATTTTTTAAACCAGAAGCTAACTTTTTAGCAATGGAAAAAGATAGTGCTATTATTGTAAATAAAATTTTAAGTAATGATCGTATTGCTAAAATGTTATATTATGATTAGAAAGATTGTTTAAAAGCAGCTAATTTAACCCCTAATTAGAAGTTATCTTTAATTGATACGAAAATAAAGATCGTTCCTAAACTTGTAATAGATAAGGATTGTCCTACGGTAATTCTTATTATGTTTAGTGAATTTGAACCCAATGCCACTAATCCTTAGTTTTTAGATTATACAATGGCCATGCATGTTTTATGTCATCCTGACCATTGGAATTTAGGAAATTTTTAGTTGCGTCCGTATAAAATTGCTGGCGAATTAAATAATATGTTTTCTAATCAAAAACTTACTGGCATTGGAGAGACTTTATTTGTTGATGGATTTTCATTTTGTTTAAATGACCAATATATGGGTATTACTTTAGTTTATAAATGTATCCATGGTATTGAAGATAAAATTGATCCATTATCATGAATAAATTAATGTTATTTTCAGGGATAGATATTCCTATTCCTGAATTAGAAGTTAGTATTCATCAACCAACAGTCAAAGAAATTTCTTATATGGGTGAATTAGAATATTTTTCTACACTTTAGCTTTTGTGTTTTGATAAAAATGTTATTATAGCTTCTAATCCATAGGGCAAGGCAAGTTTAGAAGCAATGAACAATTTTTAGATATTTATGACATTATTGATGTAGTCTGGAACAGATTAGTCAGTAAAATTAAATAATCTATATTCTTTATTTACATTACTTATTCCAGATCATTAGTTACAAATTCTCCCTAATGGAATGTTGTTTTTTAATAATCCAGAAACCAAACATCATTTTGTTATTACTGAAGATAATTTCGATATTTTTAAATCAGTAATTGCAGAAGTTGGTGCAATTAATAATACCACTGGTGGTAGTAATGCTGGATTTAATCCTCGTAGTAAAAAGGCTGCTGAAATTGCGGCGAAGATTATGAAGGGGCGTTAGAAGGCAGCACAATTTAGAGGGGAAAAATCGGATGGAATATTAGCTCGTTATGTTTCGGTTCTTACTATTGGGCTTGAATCTATGAGCTTACAAGATTGTTTAAGTCTCACAGTATATTAGTTATACGATCTTATTGAACGTTATGGCTTGTATATGAGTTGGGATTTAGATATTCGTTCTCGTTTGGCTGGTGGAAAACCCGATAGTAAGCCAGATGATTGGATGAAAGACCTACATTAATAAAGGAGGAAATAACCTATGAAATTTGGTGTACGCGAAATTTGCGACGTCGTTTTCAAGAAGAAGGCCGCAGGTTATTTTGGTAAGCTTTATCTTGATAAGGGAATGCCAGTTCTTTATTTCGATACTTTGAAGACCTCTAGTTTGGAAGGTCAGGCTACCACTGTTTACGCTCAGGGCGGCAAAGGTAACCCACGCTTGGTTGCTTGGGAAGGTGACCGTACTGTTACCTTCACTATGGAAGATGCTTTGATTAGTCCAGAGAGTTTCTCTATTCTTTCTGGTGCTGGATTTATTGATGCAGAAGAAGGCGCTCCTATTTACGTTCATACAACTGAGACTGTTGAAGTAAAGAATGATACTATTACTCTTTCTAAGAAGCCTTCTACCAAAGGTGAAATGTATATTATGCTTATGACTGAAGATGGTTCTATTGATGTTAACCAGCTTCCTATGAAGATGCCTACTGCCGTTATTGGTAACCTTAGCGATGATCTTAAACTCGCTCTTGGTGGAGATAATGGTGCTTTTGCTGCTTGGGCAACTGAGTATAATAGTGATGTACGTCACGCAGAGTTGATTGCTGCTCAGGTTCTTACTGCTGTTGAAGCTCCTACTGGAGTTGCAACTGAAGCTGAGAAGAATGCTTTCACTGGTACTAATGGTGTATATTTGACTGGTGCCGCAGATTCTGACGATCAGGGTTCTGTTGTATATGTTGACTATTATGTAGAAGCAACTTCTGGCGCAAAGCAGATTGATATTGAGGCTTCTAAGTTTGGTGGATCTTACTATCTTGAGGCTTCTACCTTGTTCCGTGATCAGGCTACTGGTGAAGATTATCCTGCAGAGTTCATTATTCCTAATTGCAAGGTACAGTCTAACTTTACCTTCACTATGGCTCCTACTGGTGATCCTTCTACCTTCACCTTCACAATGGACGCTTTCCCAGATTACACTAAGTTTGATAAGACCAAGAAAGTTATTGCCGCTCTTCAGATTGTTGAGGACAAGGACTTGTTCGGTGCTGTTGTTCGTGGTGGCAACGAAGGCTGATTTTGGTTATGACAATAGGGGAGATACGAATAAGTATCTCCCCTCTTTTTTTGTTATGGATGTGATGACAAATGGATTTAGGCATTGATATTAGTGCATTTTTACGAGAGTTAAAACCAGAAGTTGCTTAGCAATTATTTTAGTCATTATCCTCTAAAAAATTACCACAACTATAGGGATATTATTCTGATTTATAGTCATTGGTTGCAGAAATTAAATCTGTTTATCTTAAATTAGATAATAGACATAAATTTGCGGCAGGTGGCGATCAAGCTGCTTTTGAACATTTAATAGATAATCAATCTATAATGTATTAGTTATCTACACAAGTAGAACAAGCTTCTATGAAAAGTAGTATAGAATCATTAACATAGAGATTATTTTTTTTAGAGCATAATATTTTAGGAGCGTTAGCTCCAGATTCAGAAACATTAGATTATGCAGTATTTTTAACTACTGGAGATGGAAATCAATCTACAATTATTCGTTCTATAGTTAGTCAAGCTGATTTGGAAGCTTGGGGGCAATTATCTGGAAATGAAAGTAGATTGGTGAAAACTACCAGAGGGGGATAGATGGTAAATTTAAGATTTACTAAAGGTATTGTTAAACAAATTGGTGTTCAAGATGAAAATTTTAATTTACAAAATTATAAAGATTAGATAGGCATGTTATCACAAGATGCGTTAAATCGTATGAAAGAACGAGCAGAATAGTTACAAAGATTACTAGAAAAATTAAATCAATTAGAAGAAATACGGCATAAACAAAAATTAGGACAAGAACGAGAAAATCAAGTACAACAATTACGGAAATTATTCCAAACACATTTAGAAACACGTGCTATTGATTTAGGAACATTATTCACAACTCCTAATATAGATAATATGATTATGGATTTTTATAAAGGTACTGGGCCAATGCCTAAAATTAAGTCTACTCAATTAAGTAAAAAAGGAAATACGTACAATATTGCATTAAGCTATAATAGAGGTCATATTATGGAATCTTTAGAAAGAGTTATATAGGCCACTAGTTAGGATCCTAACGCAGCTTCTACAATGGAAGAATTGCATGGCATTTTTGGGCAATCTTTAGGTAAAGCTATATGGTGGGCACAAGGCGATGTTAATCAAACATAGGTTAAAAGTATGCTTGGTCGAAATCAATAGGTTGATATTGCTAGTTTATAGTCAGTTTATAATTTAGCTAATGGGCTTTTAGATACATTGCGAGTATCTATTGAAGATCAATCTCAAATAAAAGAATATATTGATTAGTATTTAGAAGCCGATATAGCAAAAGCAAAAATTGCTTAGGGTAATAAACAAATAATAGATTATTTAGAACGCACTGCAGATGAATTACTAGCAGAATTGGGGTAATAAATTTGACAAATTATTTTTTTTCTGGTACAATTATATTAACTTAGGTGAAAAAGGAGATTTGATTATGGCTAAACTTGCTTTTAGTAAGATTACTCCTATTAAATCTTTAGAAGATAAGATTATTACAATAGGAAATGAATAGGTTAGTGTAAAACAATATTTACCTATAGATGATAAAGCTAAAATGATTGAACGGATTTTAGCGGCATCATTTGATGATAGTGGTATGGCGAGTCCTGTACGCATTAATATTTATTTTGGATTAGAATTAATCCGTTGTTATACTAATATAAATATTACTGAAAAAATGTTTGAAAATGCAGGAAAGACTTATGATAGTTTAGTAATGAATAATGTTATTGATACTATAAAACGAGCTTTACCAGTTGCAGAATATGATGAGTTACAACATTTTGTTTATGGATGTGTTGCGCATATTGAACAATATAATACTTCATTTGTAGGAATGATGAAAACTATTACTCAAGATTATGATGCAACTAAATTAAATGTTGAAGAAATAATGGCGACTTTAGACCAACCAGATAAAATTGGGATGGTAAAAGAAGTTCTTGATAAAATGGGATAAAAAACAACCTGCTAAAGCAGGTTGTTTTTTTATGAGAGAAAGGAGTTATGTATATGGCTGGCGCTTCCAGATAGTATAATATCGGCGTAACAGCTGATACTAGTTAGGCAAAAGCTGCAATCGCAGAATTATAGAATAGTTTAAAAACTGTTCAATAGCAAGGTTTATTTGGAGAAGGATTAAATAGAGATTTGGTAGCTGCAGCAAATGCAGCAAAAGAAATTTCTAATCATTTATCTAAAGCCACTAATCCTACTTCTGGTAAATTAGATATGTCTGCATTTAATGCCAGTTTAAAATAGTCTAAACAATCTTTAACTGATTTAACTAATTAGTTATTATTAGCAGGTAATACTGGTGCAGCTGCGTTTTCTAAATTATCTACTTCTATAGCTACAGCAGACGCGCCAATTAAAAAATTAAATGGTACTTTAGCTTCTGCTTTAACAACTTTAAAAAATACCGTTAAATGGCAATTATCTTCTTAGTTAGTTCATGGTATTTAGGGTACAATGTAGGGAGCGGTTTCTTACGTTGAAAATTTAAATAAAACATTAACTAATATTTCAGTTGTTACTGGATAGTCTACTGCAGAGATGGCAAAATTTGCTGAACAAGCAAATAAAGCAGCATAGTCTTTATCTACTACAACAAAAGCTTATGCAGATGCTTCTTTAATTTATTATCAATAGGGCAATACTGCTGAACAAGCAGCAAAAAAAGCAGAAATTACTACAAAAGCTGCGGCGACTGCATTTAGTGCTAGTGCGAAAGAGATGTCTCAAATGCTAACTGCGGTTTGGAATTCATATAATGTAGGCGAATCAGAATTACAACGTTATGTTGATGTTATGGCAGCATTGGGTGAAAGTACTGCAACTTCTTCAGAAGAAATTATGACAGCAATGGAAAAAGTTGCGGCTACAGCTAATGTTGTTGGAGTTAATGTAGAACAAATGTCTGCTATGATTGCAACCGTATCTTCTACTACTCGTTAGTCTGCAGAATCTATTGGTACTTCTATGTAGACTATTTTAAGTCGTATTGGAGGTTTAAAATTAGGTAAAACATTAGAAGATGGAGTGGATTTAAATAAATATTCTGCTGGATTAAAATCTATTGGAATTAATGTTTTAGATGCCCAAGGTGAATTGCGCAATATGGGTTCTGTAATAACAGAATTGATGGGTAAATGGAAAACTTTATCTACTGCTCAATAGAATGCAACTGCTTAGTTAATTGGTGGCGCAAGACAGTATACAACTATTATGGCTTTAATGTCAAACGCAGATAAATATGAATAGAATTTAAAAACAGCAGAATCTTCTCAGGGAACTTTAGATAAACAATTTGGACAATATGAAAAAGGTTTAGAAGCTTCAAAAAAGCGTTTTTAGGCAGCAAAAGAAGAATTATATAGTTCTTTAATTGATGATTAGGCATTAAAAGCCTGGACAGAAGGTTTAACTACTTTAACCAATGGAATTACAACTTTAACAGATTCATTAGGTGGATTATCTGGTATTGTTACAACAGTTTCATCTTTATTTGTATCTAAATTTTCTGGAGAAATTGGTGCAGGTTTTGATTCATTAATTAATAAAACCATTCAATTTAAAGAAGGCATAGTTGGAGGAAAAGGACTTTTAGGTAGTTTTGCTTCTATTACATCTACAGAAATGCAACAATATGAACAAAATTTAAAAGATTTAAAAGCAGGAAATGAGCGTGCTCGAGAATTTATCGGAGGAGATATTCGTGAACAAATTTGGTCTCAAGATAGTAAAGATTCTTATGCAACTTTACAAAATGAAGTTTTAGATCGAAGCAATAAATTAATTGAAAAAAGATAGTCTTTAATAAAAAATAGTTCTCATATGAGTCAAAGAGAAATTGATTATGCTCAAACTCAATTATAGTCGCAAGGAGAAATGTTACAAAATTTACAAGAGTAGAAAACAGCGTATGGAGATATAACTCATGCCATGGAAAAAGCTTCTACTCAAGGAGAAAAATTATTAGAAACGACAAAAATGGAAGGAAAAACTATGTTAGATAGATTAAATACATCTGTTTAGCAAAATGATACCTTACAAATTCCGGTAACATTTACTGATCGAAAAGGCAATGATATTCAAAAAACTGAATCTTATACTGTTTAGGATGTTTTTCGTTTATAGGATGGAACTGCAGAAGGATATACTCGTAGTGTCCAAACTTTAAATACTGCATTAGGTAGTGGAAATGACGCACTTGCAGCTTTATAGCACGCTTTAGGGAGTACTGTTGACGATACTTCTGCGGCGACTAAAGCAATGGATATATTTGCAAATCATTTAGATGCAGCAGATTTTGGATAGCAAGCTGCACAAATTCGAACTTTAAATGCTGAATTTGCGGCGAATCATACGGTTGCCGAAAAAGATGTTAATGCAGTTGATGGAATTGTGCAATCATTACAAGGATATTCGCAAGCTCAAGAAAGAATTATAGGGTCTAGCGGAAGTGACACTTTATCAGCGGTTTTTAGTAATATTGCTCAACATGCTCAAGAATTAGGGTAGGCAACTATTACTGTAAATGTTGGATTACAAGATTTTGATAAAAGATTAAATAATATTAAAGATAATTCTTCTAATAGTAGTTAGAATTTTTAGCTTATGGCTAAATCTATGATGCAAAGTGTAATGTTATTTTAGAGAATGTCAAATATAGTAAAGAATTTTGATAAAATGGATTTAAGTTCTAAAATTACGAGTATTGGAATGGCTATTGTACCAGTAGCTACATTAGGAGTATAGGCATTTAAAGCGATTTAGGCGGCAGGTACAACTGCTGGTTTTAGTATTCAAGCTGCTTTTGGTTGGATTTCTTTAATAATGATAGCTTTAGCTGGAGTTGCAGCTTATTCAATTGCCGCAACTGAAAAAGCTGAACAAAAATTAAAGGAATCTTCTGAATTATAGCAAAAAATAGCTAAAAATAAAGCTGAAGAAGTATAGTCTATTAAATAGGAAACTGATTCAATTAATGAAAGTTATGCCGCATTTAAAAAAGCAAATGAAGAACGTAAAAAAACAGGGGAAATTACTGCGGATTATACTGGAGCAGTAGATTCAATTTTATCTGCTTTAGAAGATGAAAGTTCAAAAGTATATTTATTAAGTGGTTCTTACGATTAGTTAGCAGCAAGTATATAGTCTGCTGTAGATGCAAAATTATAGTATAATGCAAATTAGATTGGTCAGAGTTATCGACAAACAGAAGCTGCGATTTTAAACTCTGCTAATGGGTATAATATTGAAGGATATGGTTCTTTAAAAGGGAAAATAGCAAAATTGAATGTCGAAGGATATACTGTAACTGATACAGGAAAAGCTCCTCTTGCTCCAGGCGCCACTACTTCTATTGGTTTAGATGAAGTATTGTAGTATATTCCTGATGATGGAGATACTGGTTGGGGTGGAGGAAGTTGGGCTAAATCTCTTTTAACTCAAATGTATACAGAATATGGTAATTTTAATAATCCTGTTACAAATGATGTAAGTTCATGGACATTTGATGATATTATGAATGCTATTAATCCAGGAGGAACTGGCATATTTGGTTTAAAAGGTGGAGAAATTACTGTTGATAATACCAATGGACAATTATAGGTAACGAATACTGGTAATGAAGATATTTTAGTTGGTGGTGCATCAGTTAATGAACTGTCTTCTATGGTTTTGCCAGGATTTACTAGTGGTCGAGAAAAATTCCAACAATTATATCATGGCAAAGATTATAGTTCTTATGAAGATTTTATGTCTCAAGTTTTAGGTGTTACTGTAAAGGGAGACGATTTATATATACCTAATACAACAGAAGGACATATAAAATTTTATGAAGGTTTGGAATAGATGCGTCAAAGTGGTGGCGAATTATATGAACTATATACTAAAGGTGGTTTTGCAGATTTAGCAGAAATTGCTAATAATTTTGGAGGAGTATTAAAAGAACAACGAACAGCTAATATTTAGACTCAGGTACCAGCTATAATGTCTGCATTAAAAGTTAATGCTAGTTCTTCTCCGCAAGAAGTAGAAGCAGAGGTAATTCGTACATTATCAGAACAAGGATACTATAATCCAAATATTGATAGTAAAAATGCAGTTAGAAGTGCTATTAGTGGGTATTTAAGTAGCAATGGATTAACAGAAGGTGCTGCAAATCGGCATTATGTTGCAGGCAGTTCTAATTTATCTATAATTGAAACTCGTTATGGAAGATAGCGGGCTAATGAGATTGAAGAAGCTTTAGGACCAAATGCTATAGAAATTTTAGGTAATTTAACTGATTTAAGTGGGTTAGGATTAGAAGAATAGGCTACTTCTTCTGAAATAGCTCATAGAATGGGACGAGCTTCAAAATTAGCTGCGCCAATGGCTGGTATTATGGATTAGTTAATTGGTTTATCAGAAGAATCATTTTAGGAAGTCTATAAAAATGTAGGAACTTTTGATACTAAGGCAGAAAATAAAAGTGCAGCTTAGTCTTTATTTTAGTCTTTTTATAGCGGTCAAAAAGGCAGTATAAATGATGCTGAATTATATGAGAGCAAATGGGATGAATTTATTAATAGTGATGCAGTACATTAGCAAGAAATGTTACAATTAATGGCTTCATAGATGAATGAAGTTCGAACAGAAGCTCAAGCGCAAGGATTATCACAATATCAAACTATTATGGAAGAAAATGAAAAACAATGGCAAGAAGAGGTATATGAAGATTTAAAAGCTACTTATGGAGATATTGCTCGTAGTGGTTTATTGGATGGTAAACTTCTTAGAACTTTAGTTGGGGAAGATGGGAAACCAAAAGCTTATTAGTCAATTAGTGAATCAAATGCAGATAAGGTTGTATTTGATGCAGAGACAACACCAGAATCTTTAACAAATTTATATAATGGAATTCAAGAGAAAAGAGAAGAGTTACAAACTGAATTAATTACCGCAGATGAAAATAGAGCTGCGCAAATACGAAATGATTTAGCTACATTAGACAGTTTTGAAAGTAGATTGCGTGCTCAAGATTATTTTACTGCTGATATGGCTGATGGATTAACAGAAATTTAGACAATGGATACTTCTGCGGTATCTACTACTAGAGAATTACGATCTTCAGAAAAACTAACAAATTTAAGTGGATTAATTTCTAAAGATAATTTAGAAACAAAAGATTGGCAAACGTTAATGGATAATACGGGTTTAACTTATTAGCAATTATAGGATCAAGAAGGAATAAATTGGGAATCTAAATAGTCAAGATAGTAGTTTTTATTAGCTCAAATGAAACAATAGCGTGCAAATATGACAACTGCAGAACGCCAACAACAAGAATTACAGGCATTAAATGATGCGGCATTAGAATAGCCAATGACTGCAGAATATTATACTCGTAGTAAAAATGCAATTATGAGTAAATAGGTTGTTTCTCAAACTGCTTTAGATGAAGCTGATGAGGCCATTGCTCGTTTAGAAAATTATACAATGGCAGTTACTGAATATACTGATAAACAAAATACAATGAATACATAGCTACAAAATACTACAGAGGGTTTGTCTGTTTTATCAAATATTGATTTAAGTAATTTAGCAACTATTCCTGAGCAAGGAACTTAGGCGTATGAAAATTTATATGATGCAGTTACTGCTTTAGGAGATGAAAGTGTTACTTCTGCTTTTGAAACATTAACTGCAGGAAGTAGTTCATATATAGATAAAGTTCATGCACAAACTGAATTATCTCAAGCTTTTTATGATCAACAAATACAACAATATTCTGATTTAAAAAATTATGCGCAAAGTCAATTAGATGCTATGGGAGATTTTGATTCTTTAGATACTGATGAAGCACGAGCACAATATATTTATTGGTAGAATCAAGTAATTGCAAATGAAGAAAAAATTGTTGCAGCGGAAAATAATAAATAGAATGCAACTGATAAATCTTATCAAACTACTGCGGCTTATTATAAAGCACAAATTGAAGCTCAAACTAAATTAAATAATTTAGAAAAAGAACGGACTGCGAATGCTGAAAAAGCTCGAAGTGATTTAGCTACATCATTAGCTGCAGATGCGAAAACTGGAATTTTATCATAGGAATCTTAGAATGCGTTACAGAAATATTTAACTTTAGCTAAACAAGCTGGTATTAACACTGAAGGTATTATGACAGCTTGGGAAGGAGCAACAACTGCAGAATAGCGTTTTAATGCTGTATCTAAAATGACAATGACTGGATTCGCTGGATAGGCTAAATAGTATGAATCTACTATACAAAATGTAACTGAAGGTATTAATCAAATTCATTCATTGTAGAAATATGATGAGCATGGAATGCCTTTATACGATATTTTTCATGGAGATAGTACAGAACAAATTTCAACTTAGGTAGAAGAATGGATTGCTGGAATTGAAGATGCAGATCTTCAAGAAGTAATGTAGAATGCTTGGTCACAAGTAACAATTAATGCTGGAGATAGTGCAGAAACAATCCGAGATAATTTCATATAGGCTTTAACAGAAGCGGCTAACTCGGCAGAAATATCTCTTACTGATTTAGCTACTGAATTTGGTACTTCAATGAGCTCTATTATTTCTACATAGTTATCTTTAGAACAAAATGCAGCATAGGCAGTTGCAACAGCATGGACTAATGCATTTAATTAGATTAAATCAATACGTTCTGGTATTGCAAGTGGATCTAATCAAATTGATATGATTGCCGCGAATAAGCAACAAGCATTAGCTATGTGGCAAGGATATAAACAATCAAATGCAAATGGTACTGTAGAAAATTTCTTATCAATGGCACGTCAAGGTCAATTAAATAATGATATGTATTCATATGAGAATATGGTTGACTCTTGGATGAAAGCTGAACGAACTCGTCTTGGTTTAGATTATTTACCTGACACTCATGCTAGAATAGGCGATGAGTCTGGTACATATACAGGTATGGATTATGTTCGTTATAAAACTGCATAGCAAGCAGGATTAACGTATCGTGCTGATGCAAAAATGGAAACAACTAAAGAAGGCAAAATTGAATATAATGGAAAAGAATATAGCTCGGAAGAATTCCTTGAAGGAATTACTAATGGAGAAATTAGTGGAGCTACAGTTAACAAAGATACTATGGATCAATTTTTAACTTCAACTTGGGAAAATACTTTATCAGAAGCAGGTTGGACACCAAAAGAAGGTAGTGAATATCAAAGTGCTCAAGAATTAATTAGCGCAGCTTTATCTGGTCAAGCAGATGCAATAACTGAATTATCTGCGGCATTAGAAAATACAGAAGAAGGTTTATCAGCTTTTGGCCAAGCAGCTTTAGAAGCCGCACAAAGTGCAGAACGTATGGCTGAAGCGCAAAAAGGAGCTGCTAAATTTGAAGATGAAGTCGGTCAAAAAAGTCGTATTGCTAATGTGGTAAGTTCTTATGCTGCAAGTAATAAAACTCAAGATTGGCAAACATATGCTGCTACACAAGGGTTAACTGAAACAGAAATCGCACAAGCAGCTGGAGCTAGTATTAGACAATTTTATGATGATGCTGCATAGCAATATATTGAGGAAGCGAATCATTGGTAGGCTCAAGCGGACAAAGAATTAGAGGCTTATGCTACTGAAGAAGAAAAACAAGCTTAGAGAGATGATTGGAATAGTTAGTATAATCAAATGATGAGAAAAGCAAGGGCGGCAAATTAGAATGCTGCACAAATGACAGGATAGGGAGATAAAGCTGAAGAAGATGAAGAACAACGTAAATTAAATAAACAAATGAGTGCTATGGATCGAACTTAGGAGCGTTTAAATTCATAGGTTTCATTAAGTCAAACTATGCATGATAATTATGAATCTTTCTTAAAAACGGGTCAATTAACTGCAGAAACAGCTCAATAGTTATTAGCGGTAGGTAAAGATCCTACGATGATAAGAACTGCTGAATAGTATAAATCTGTAATGGCTGAATTAAAAAATTCACAAGATGCATTAGTTGCTAGCTATAAAGAATAGATGCAAACATATAGTGCAGGAAATAATGGATATTCTTCTAATATGTTTGATAATATTACTGAGACAATGACATATGATGAATGGTTATCTACTTTAACTGACGAATAGCGAGCATGGGCAGAGGGCGACGAAAAATTAATGGGGTTTTTTAATGATTATGTTACAGGAATGCAAAAAGCTAAAACAGCTTAGCAAGGGTTATCAACTGATGCTATTGAACTTGGAGTTAATATATCTGCCGCAATGGCACGCGCCACTAGGGAAGCAACTAAATTAGAAAAAGAATATAATAAAATTGCAGGTGCTGGCGAAGAATTAATGCAAGCATTAGAAAAAGGACAAATTGGGACTGCTACTGCTCGTAAATTATCTTAGATGGGATTAACTGATAAATGGGAAGAAGCTAATAAGAGTGAAGGAGATAAAATATAGGCACGAGCAAAAGTTGCTGCACAAGCACAAGCACAAGAAGCTTTAAAACAAATTGATTATTTAAGTGCGAAAAATGCTGGAGCATTAGGATTAGAAAATGTACCTGGTTTATCCGTAATTACAGATCCTCGTTAGGCAAGAGGCTTAGCAGATACTTTTATTATAAATTGGAAATCTGCTTTAGAAGCGAATGGTAATGATGCAGCTAAAGCTTTCCAAGAAATTTTAAGTAAGCCTGGTTTCAGTTCATTGCCGGCAAATGTACAAAATGCAATGAAAGAAGCTTTTAATACGGCAATAAATGAAATAGGATCTGGCGCAGATGCGACTACTTATTGGAATGCTTTTATTGAGGCATGTCAACAAGCAGGTGATGATGCAAAAGAAATTCTTGCTGAAGTGGTTACATCTCTTGAAGATAATTGGTCTAGTTCAATTAGTTCTATAGTTGGAGCAGAATAGGCTGCTGCATCTGAAGTATTAGCAATATGGACAAGTACTTTCGAAACTATTGCTGCGATGCATGAAGCTGCTTTTAGCGGTAAATCATTATCTCAAGGTTTAAAAAGTATAGATGACTATATTAATGCTTTTATTGCATCCGGTTCGACTACAGCAGAAGAATTTTCTGAATTTATTAGTAGTAGAGGGAAAGAAGCGCAAGAAAATATATCTGGTTTATCTCCTGATGTAGTAACTGCAAGAGATATGGCTACATCTGCAAGAGGTTTAGCTGGATTTGCAAATTGGAATGAAGCAGGTACTGCATTACAAGAATCTGATCGATATAGTGGAGAAAAAGGACTTGAAATTTTTTAGCAAGATGTTGTAGATAATTTGTTTGGTAATGCAGGTTCAATCGCAGAATTTGTTGAAGGTATGACGGATAAAACTGTAGCATTATTAGATAAAGCTGGATATGCTGTTGATAAAGAAGCTAAAACTATTACAAATAAAGCAACTGGAGAACAAATAGCTAAAAAAGAATCAATTAAAGGAATATTCAGTGATCGTGATTGGCAAGAAGCTCTCGCTGCAGTAATTGCAGCACCAGAATATTATAAAAATAAATAGATTGAACAAAATGGAACAAATATGGAATAGCGAGTTACTGGAGGAGCTTTATAGCAAACAGTAAAATTTAATGGACAAGAATTTACAGATATGGCAAGTTTATTACAAGCTTATAATAGTTAGTGGCAATAGGGAGATGCGGAATTATTACAAAAAGCTATGAGTATAAAAAATGAAAAAGCATTCGGAGTTAAAGGACAAAGCACAGAAGGAATTTTTACAGCTTAGGAATGGGAACGTTTATAGGCTTTAGGAGCCTCAAATGCAGATTTAGCTGCGCAAGTACATTAGAATTATTTAGACCAAACTTAGTTAGTAGAAGAATAGAAAGCATTAGTTGCAGAGTAGACTAAAGCACAAATTGGAGAAGGTACTGATTAGTATGGTAAAAAAGTTAGTGTTGATAAAAGCACTGCGAGAACTGAAACAGAAGAAGCTCCAATGGCCGCAGATGAAGCAAGAATGGATACAGGTGAAGTTGCAAAAATTATTTCTGAAGAAGCTGTTTAGAGTATTTAGACTACTGCTGATGCAACTATTCAAGCAGCTTAGCAAAATTTATAGTCTTTAACCGATAATACTCAAGTTGCTTTAAATAATGCAGCTGAAGCTTTAGGCAAAACTCGTCAAGAATTACAGGAGTATGAAGAAGCTTTGGCTACTACTGAAGGTACAACAGAGTCATTTAATCAAATGAATGCAGAAAATCCTGTATTAATGGCAAATGCTGCGGTTGAATATGATAAATGTACTTAGGCTGTTTAGGCATTAGAAGCTGCATTAAAAGCTACTTCTGGAGCTTTTGCTATTTTAGAAAGTTCAACATCTACTTTAGAATAGCAGACCACTGCTTATGAATCTTTGAGAGATGCTGTTAATAATTATTTTAACGATTTAGATGGAGCAGTTGATACTTAGTTTGTAAAAGATAATTTAGAAGATATTAAAGAATGGGCAAAAGGATCAATAGAAGCTATGGAAAAAGTTGAAAAAGCCATTTTAAGTTAGCAATTAGATAAAATGATGGCAAAATTTGGTAAAAGTGCAGCTTAGTGTGCAAAAGAATTAGAAGCATTAAATAAAATTGGAAATGGTTTAAAATTTGGTGAAAAATTAAAACGAGATGATATTTCATAGTTACTACAAATGCAAAAGTCTTTAGGATTAACAAATAAAGAAATGAGTAGTTTAGCAGATACTATGGGTATTGCTTATGATGCTACTTAGCGAGCAGTAATGAGTGCAGCAGATTATGTTGCTCAATTTGATAGTTTAGAAGACGCTAATACTGTTTTGGCAGATATGGGAATGCAAGTTCAAAAAGTTGGCGATGCTTATCAATATGTTGCAACTAATGCAGAAGGCGCAGCGGCTTTAGGTCAAAGTATGGATTTTTAGGCTATATCTGATGCTGCAGCAGCTCAAGGAATTGAAATACCTGTTGAATATTTAATTGAAAATCCTGACGCGATTACTGAATGTTTAGATCAAGAAGGAACTATTACTTATACAGTTATTCCTCCTGGAGAGCCTACTATGGAAGATGTATAGGGAGAAAACTCTATTGATATGCCAATGAATTCTACAGTTACTGTTTCAATTCCAAATGGAAGTACTGCAACAGGAACTGCAGAAGGTGAATTAACTGGTGATGGTCAAACTGTTGTTAGTGTACCAAAATTTCCAGAAGGTACAGGTACTCGTCCTGGCGGTGGCGGAGGTTGTTTTGTTGCGGGTACTTTAGTTGCTACAATTAATGGATATAAAAAAATAGAAAATATTCAAAAAGGAGATGTTGTTTTATCATATAATGAACAAACACAACAAAATGAATATGATGAAGTAGTTTAGACTATGATTCATATAGTTAATGAAAAAATTTATACATTATATATTGGAACAGAAAAGCTTCAAGTAACAGGAATTCATAGATTTTTAATTAATCGAAATGAAATCATTCAGTGGTTACCCGTATTTGAATTACGTCAAAATGATATGGTTATGTTTGCAAATGGGACTTGGCATTAGATTAATTATATTTCTTTTGAAGTTTAGAAAATATAGGTATATAATTTTGAAGTGTTAAATAATCATAATTATTATGTTGGATTAAATCGAATTTTAGCTCATAATAAAGGAGGCGGCGGAGGAGGATGTTTCGCCGCAGGCACTTTAATTAAAATGCAAAATGCTTATAAAAATATTGAAGATATTCAAATAGGAGATATTGTTTTATCATATAATGAGCAATTAAAAAGAAATGAATATAGTAAAGTTCAATAGACTATGATCCATATAGTTATTGAGCCAATTTACACTTTATTTATTGAAGACGATGAATTAATTGTAACTGGCATTCATAGATTTTATATAAAACGACAAAATCACATAAAATGGATTGCTGCATCTGAATTACAAATTAATGATGAAGTTTTATTTGCTAATGGAACTTGGCATAAAATTTTAAATATCGGTATTGAATTTAAAGTTTTACCAGTATTTAATTTTGAAGTATCTAATAATCACAATTATTATGTTGGTAAAAATTCTATTCTTGCGCATAATAAAGGTGGAGGAAGAGAGCGTCGAAGAAGAGATAAAGTACATAAAGATAATCGAGAAAAAGAACGATATCATCAAACTGATCGTACATTAGGCGCGCAACAAAATAAATTAGAGCGTATTCAAAAATTAAAAGATATGAAATATGGTTCTGATTATTTAAATGCTCTTAAAGCAGAAAATAAACAACTTGAAAAACAAATTAAATTATAGGGATAGAAAGCTAAAGAAGCATTAAAATACGCACAACAAGATAAAAAAATATTACAAGATTTTATGAAATCTGGTCGTAAATATGAATATACAGATGAAGATGGGAATCTTAGAAGTGGAACATTTAAATTAGGATTTGAACCAACTTATGATCAAAATGGAGAAATTGATTTTGATGCATATCAAGATAAAATGTTTGATGCTTATAATAAGAAAATCGATGAATGGAATAGACTAAGTGCAGACGCACAAGAAAAACGTCAAAGTGAATTTGATGCTTGGTTCGAAGAATGGGATAAAGTAATGGAACAAATTCAAAAGTATGAAGAAGCATTAGATCGTATTAGAGAAGCCTATAATGAAGTCCTTGATATGATTAGTTAGATCTCTGCGAATAACATGGAGCAAATTACTTATGCTGTTGAACTTAAAGTTAACGATATTGAATTTTTACAAAAATTTGATGATTATTTTAAAGAAAAAATGAAAACTGGATGGAATGCATTTAAAACCATTCCTGAACAAATGAGAACTACAATGACTCAAATGCAACGTATATGGGATGAATTTCATGAAGAAGTTGGTACAACTAGTACAACTGGTATGCGGGGTGCTGAACAAAAATATCGAGTTTACCTTGAAAAAATTAAACCTTATTTAGATTTAATGGAACAAGAAGGCTTAACCGGTGAACAAATGGAAGCTCGTTTACAGCAAATTCTTCAACAATTAAATCTAACTAAAGATGATTATATTGATGAACAAACATTTTTTGAATATCTTAAAGAAGAACGAGATAAATTTTTACAATATCTTAATGATATGCTTACTAAGCAACAAGAAATTGAAGAAGCATATAGTAACTTATTAAGTCAAAGTGAAGAAAAATGGACTACATTTACTAATGTTATGAAACATCGAGTAGATTTAGCAGATAAATTTATGAGCATGTTAGATTTAATGGGACAAGAAACAAATTATTGGTTTAAGAATCAAATTATTGAAGATGAATTAGCAACTTATGATACATTAATTGATCGCGCAAAAGAAATGTATGAAACAAAAGCAAATGAAGTATCTTATTTTTATAATAAGTGCGGCGGAGATATTACTCAACTTTCTGAACTTGAACAACGACAATATTGGGAAGCTGTATAGGCGATGAATGAAGCTCAAGATGAATTGCTTGAATATACTGAATAGACATTACAAAAATTGCGCGATAAGTATGAGAATACAATTCATGGTATTAGTGAAGATTGGCAACGTGGATTAACTGGTTCTTATAAGACTTTCCAAGATTTAGTTGATGATTATAGCTGGTATACTGAAGAACAAGAAAGATACATTTCTGCATCTAAAGAACTTTATGAAGTTTCTAAATTGAATCGTTAGATTGATAAAGCGGCTAATGATGCAAGTAATAAAGCAAGTAAAGAACGTTTCCGCAATTTACAAGAAGTTATTAACAAACAATCTGAATTAAATGAATTAACTGAATACGATGTTAAGATGATGGATTTACAATATCAATTATTGTTAGCCATGGATGATTTAGAAAATGCAAAGAACGCAAAGAGTACTGTAAGACTTATAAGAGATTAGAATGGCAATATGGGATATCAATATACTGCAGACCAAGATAAGATTGATGAAAAGCAACAAAAATATGAAGACGTATTACAATAGATTAATGAAACATCTGCTGAACGGGCAAAAGAATTAGAGGGACAATATCTTGATACTATTGCTGATTATGTGCAAAAGCGTGAAGAAATTATGTTAGCTTTCTCTGATGATGAAGAAACTCGTATTCAAAAATTAGCAGAATTAGATGCAAAATATGCAGATAAATTACAATGGATTTCTGATTAGTATGGAATTGCAACCAGTAATTTAATGACTAATTAGCAAGTTATTTTCGATCATTATGGCGAGAAACATACTGAAATTACAGATCAAATTAATCTTGATGTACAATCTATGATTACTAATTGGGGCTCATTAAAGACTGAAATGAAGGCAAGCTCTGATGATATGATCGCTGCGTTAGAGGCGTATAGATTAGCTATTGATGCAGTGTCTGGTGAAACTGGTACAGGCTTACAAGGTATGACTGAAACATTAGGAGACACTAATGATGAAATGGCTGCAGCATCTGAAGCAGCTTCTCAATTAGTTGATGATATGGCAGATTTATATTCTCAGGTTCATGAATAGAGTCAAGCTTGGAATGATTTACAAGCTGCTATTGCTGCAGCTCGTGCGGAAATTGAAGCTATGGCTGAACAATTAGCTTCATTACAACAAGGTGGATGGTTAGATCTATTTGGAACAGGTGCATTAAATCCAGATACACCTACTGAACTTCCAGAACCAGAATAGACTCCTTCTACTCCTCAATAGCAAGAATAGCAGCAACAAGATGATCATAATGGGGCAATAGGTCATGGTTCATTAAATGAGGGTAGCACTCATGATAAGAATGGCCGCAAAATTAGAGGTAGCCGTCGAGGAGATAAATTTGATGTATTCAAATTCGAAGGTCGATATGCTTATGTTGAATTTACTTCTGGCGCAAATAGTGGAGATAAGTATTGGATTAAGAAAAAGCGTATTAAAAATTATACTGAATATGAAGAGGGCGGTCTTGCTGATTTCACTGGACCTGCTTGGTTAGATGGAACTCGTAATAAACCAGAGTATATATTAAACGCTAAAGATACTGAAAAAATGTTTAATGCTGTTGAACAAGTTGCATCTTTAGATTCTAATTTAGTAAAAGACATTTTGAATACGTTACAAATGACAACAGTGGCAATGTTATCCACATTTGGAGGTATTACGGCAGGTTCCGTTACAAGCAATCAAAGTGAAATGCAACAAAATGTAGAAATTCATGCAGAATTTCCTAACGCAGAGAATCGTGATGAAATTAGTGCGGCATTTGATGATCTTATTAATCGTGCGGCACAATATGCAAATCGTCGATAAAAATTTTGGGCGGATTTAATTCCGCCCAATTTTTTTTATTGGGTATAAAGTGATAAGACTTATATAATAATTTTTGAATATTAGTAGATGTAGAGAAAAAGGAGATGAATAGTTTGGCTACTACTAATGAACTTACTGATCAGCTATTTTAGGCTGTGTCTATGATAACCGATTCTAAGATTCAAGAATTAAAATATGACCAAACTATTGAAGGCGTAATAAAATCGGATGCAAATAAATAGCAAGACCTCTACGTCGTTACTACAGAGCATACGGTTTTTGAAGCGTACTCTATAAATGGAAATGAGTATCATGTAGGAGAAGAAGTTTATGTAAATATTCCTTCTGGTGACTATAGTAAACAGAAGTTTATTATCGGTCGTAAAATTAATGCGGAAGGTGGAGAATCTTATCCTTTTACATACACTACTCCATTATAGAACTTCATTACTTTTGAAGATTTAACTGGCAATTCCGCGCCAACTTTGCCAAGAGGATATAAAGCTAATGACCCAGAAGATGGTAAAGAGCTTTCTGCTGATCCAGCTTATACTCAAGCTATGGCAGCATTAACAACTAAATGGAATTTATAGTTTGCAAATAAAGCAAGAGAATTAGCAACATTAACAAGTAATTATCAACGACAAATTGAAGGTTTGGTTGATAGTCAAGGTAATGTTATTGGTTCTGCCGGAGAAGATGCAAAGAATATTGAAATTGCATTAGATCCTAAATTAAAATCTGATGCAGAATATTTACCTCCTGCGAAACCTTGTTTGGCAGATGTTATTGTTGCAGGTGCCAATAGTGTTCATTCAGAAGATGATACTGATTGGACTTTGGCGCAAGTATAGAATAAGTGGTAGACTATTTTTAAAGTTGCTCGTCCTTCTAATGTTGCGGATATTCCTATGTGGACATTAGATGCAGTATAGCAAGCTATTTTTCAAGCTTCTGTTGTATTTAATGATAGTGAGCGCGCAGGAATATTGGGGAATTTATGGAAGCAATATTGGAATGATACTGAAGTTGAAGAAATGCATAGTCGTTTAGCAGATAGATAGACTCAGTATAAACGTTTAACTGATTTATATGAAGCCGCTAAGAAAAAAATTGAAGAGAAATATGCTGCTTTAGATCAAGAGCGAGAAGCTGAATATCAAGCTTTACAAGCTTAGTATGCAGAGAATTCTGATGTAAATCATAATTTATTATGGACTTGGAAAAAAGGTGCTCGGTCTGCGGCAACCGTTTGTACTAAAATGGGCATTGATACCTATTGGACAAGTTATTTAGGTGCGTATGCACCATTGTCTGGTACTTATGGATTGCGCATTGAGGTTACTGGAATTACATTGGCTAATGAAGATAACCCTTCAGAGATAAAATCTTAGACTTTGTATTTCAAAAGTAATTAGATGTATGGTAATCCATATAATTATCCAATGCCTCGTTCTCAGTAGATTATATTTGATATTTCTAAGTTTTTTGAAATTCAATCAATTTCTATTTACTTTTGGCAAGATCATAATTTTATTGATGAATTTGGTAGAGAAATTCCTTATAAAGATTAGCAACCGAATATTCGCATCAGTGGATTAAGAGTATTATTGGGTATGACTGCCGATGAAGTAGAAGATGAACGAGTTTTTATTTATACTTATGATAAACTTAGTTATGGAGCTAATCCATTAACTATTACAGATACAGATGATTTAGATTTAGATAAACATATGTAGTTTATTTGGGTACATAGAGATGGAGATACTTATGTATTAGTTAATACTCCTGAATAGCTAAAACTTTATAACGCATAGATATATTGGTATCGTTATGATTATAATGTAGAAATTAATGGCGCAAATGAACCAGAAAGATATGCTGGAACTAATTTTAGATTAATGGATAATTATGAATCATTTAATTATACCTTTGATGAATTTTTATTAGACTTTCCAGATAAAGAATGTGTACAACATTATAAAGAATATACTGCGGCAAAACAAAATCAATATGATTTAATTCAAGCAAAAATTGATACTCATCAATATGATGAAAGACAAGCTGCATATTGGCGCATGGAAGTTGATATGGAGTGGGATGGAAAGATTGAAAATGCTCGTCGTTTATGTATGGAAGAATTGGCAGCATTAGGAGAACAAAAAAATTATAACAAATTTACATTAAATGTTAGACTTGATCCAGAACGTTTAGCAGAACGATTCCGCGCAGTTGTTAAATATCCTGGCGGGCATCGTATGACTGATGTTATTACTTTTACTAATTTAGATACTACTCTTGAAGAAGGAGCAGTATCTGATGCAGATTTTATTTTTAAGATTTTGCGCAAACAATATACTGTTACTCCAGAAGGCACTTATGTTGATGGGCATATTGCTGTTGAAGAAGGTAGAGATGCATTTTTTGTTTATGATGAATAGAGTAAAGTTATTAGAGATGAAGCAGATAATGATTATAGTACTATTGATTGGTATATTCAAATTTGGATGAAAAATCGAGTATCTAATGATTATATTCCATTAACAGTAAATGATGAATCAGATGATCATTTTACTGTAAAATGGAACTTCCCTGGTAATTATACTATGATTCATTCTGTATCAGATGTTACAGATGCAGAAGCAATAGAAATGTTAGATCTTGCAGATATGAGTACTGAAGAAGACTCTGAAGATTTAAAACAACTAAAAAAATAGTACGTTTATAAAACAACATAGAAATTTAGAATAAATAATTTTTGGGACGTTCGATATACAAATAATACTATTGCTGCTACTATTGTTCGTATGGGACATACTTACCATGTACAAAAAGAATTTTTCTTTGGCCGTAGTGGTACCGATGGTTCAGAATGGACTATTATTATTCATCAAGTAGAACCTGAAACAGTTGGATTAAAAGAAGGCCAACGTTTTAAATTGGCAGCAGAAGTTAGAGATAGATTTGGCCGCAGAGCAGAAAGCGCGGGATTTATTTTTGATTGGTATTTGCTCTCTCCAACTACGATTACTTAGACCAACGGAGAAGCTATCTCTCCAGATGATTGGCAACATTCTCAATGGGACACGCTTAATATTACAACTTATGGCAATTATTTAGGAAATGGTATTACTGGTTTTGTTAGAAATAAAATGCCGCCTATTTTTAAAGTCGAAGTGCGTAATTGCGCGCCATATACTTTAAGCGCTTATAAAGCATGTACGTTAACTAATAACTGGGGAGATTTGGTTAGAGAGTATCAATATTCTGTTCCTTCAAGAGTAGAATTTAAATCTGATGGTAAGAGTCCTAATTATTTGGCTAGTCCATTTTAGAAATGGTCTTAGTTAAATGATGAAATTAATTATGAGTACCCTGAATGGCAATTAAAATAGAAATAGCGTCTTTCAAATGATACTTGGGTAGATTTAGAGACTCCTGAGTTCTTTAGACTTATAAGTACTCGTACTCGTGCAGCGCAATTAACTACGAATGAAGTAATTGAATTGCCAGTTAATACGATTAGACGAGTAAATAATTGTTTGAGAGAAATGGCTTATCAGTATAATTGGACATTAATGGATGAATCTCGAACATATACTTTAGATGATGCAGAAGAATACTTAAACGAACTTGAAGTAATCGCCGCGGAAGCTTGGTTACAAAGTGGACAAGATACTGCTTTATTAAATCAACAAAAAGCTCTTATTAGAGGAGATGCTTATGATATAATCCTTGAAGGAGCTGGATTATTGCGCGGTGCGTATACTGAATACACTTTAGATCCATATATTGATCCTGCTACTAATAAGCCTCGTATTTCTTGGGCTTGGATAGAAGGAATGGATACTGATTATTATACTTATATAGGATATGAAGTAGGAGAATCTTATTATCGTTAGGCTATTGTATGTTGTCGTAATGTTTATCCTTCTTCTTTAATTAATTCATGGGATGGTCAGTTAACTATTGATGAAGATAATAATGCTATTATGGCGCAAATGATTAGCGCAGGTACTAAAGATAGTAATAATAGATTCAGTGGCGTTATGATGGGCGATTGGCACAATCATAATGATGGTTCTATTGATATTCCTGGCTTATATGGATTTAATGCTGGTGTTTAGGTATTTGGATTTAAAAATGACGCTACTGGTTTTATTGGAAAAGCAGGTAAAGGATAGATTTGTTTTAATGGCAAATATAGTTTAATTAGTAATTATGATCGTACTTGTTATTTAAACTTAGATCCAATTACACAAACTTCTGATAGCCAATTTACACCTGGTTCTTATTATGGATATTCTCCATATTTCTTATACGCGCAAGTTAAACGTCGTGTAGATATAACTTCTATTGAAGATGTTGAAGATTTAAAACAAACTACTCGTTGGGCATCTAAGTTTTTTAATGATCCAACTCATGATTATTTTGTTGTAGATCCAAATCATGGCATGATTACTACTGGTGGTGTCGTTGCATCTTATGGTAAAATTGGTAACTGGATGATTGGTAAGCATGGTATGTACCAATATTTTTCTGGTGAAGGCTTAGAAGTTATACCTGGATAGACTGGTGTCACTCTTCCTCCAAATAGTCGTTATATGTATTTAGGCTATAATATTACTGGAGGATGGATTGATGATGCTAGTGTAGTTTAGCACTATCGTAATTTATATGAAGGTCCTGTTGAAGTTTATATAGATCCAGAGCCAGATCCTGAAAGAAGAAGTAAATATGACGGTAGACCTAAAAATTTATTAAGTTCTACTGATATGGCAACATATAATGCTAGCTTACCTGAAGGAAAAACAGAATTACCAGATGATTATGAATATAATAATTCAGCAATAAGTGCAATTAGAGTTGCATCAATTTATCGTTGTATTCATATTCGACACTTAGAAAGATTAGATGCTTTAAATGCTTATGGGCGAAATTTGCATGAAACTGTAGAAATGTTATTTGAAATGTTAGAGTGGCTAAAAAATCAAGTACATGATGGAGTTCGAGATTTACCAAATGATGTATTTGAATTAGATCCATATCACTACATGAATGTTGGCTGGGGATATCTTGAAGTAGCTAATTATTTAACAAGATGTCTTGAAGATGTAGGATATGGTCAAGAATCTACTGCATATACCACTTGGATTAATGAAAATATTTCAGATATTTTTAATGAAGAAACTTATGCCGCATCTGATCACTATCATTATTATTCTGATGGTAGAGTAAGAGGCGTTTACCGTACTGGTTGGCAATACACAATGGGGCCAATTTTAGGCTATACTTATAATCATTCTACTCATGTAGCTTCAAAAAGTTATAATTAGGGTAGTCGTTATTCTTATTCAGCAGCTTATGCGCATAACCCTGCGGTTTCAGTAGCCACTATTAATCCTTATTGGACTTCTAGTGGACAAAGTGTTACTGCAAGTGTATTGGAAACTATTATAACAGAATGTAATGCTGGTTATGAAATTTATTTACAAGATTGTTATAAATAGCTAATGGAGATGTACTACTTAGCTATTGAGCGTGATACTATTCCGCAATCTGACTGGGATTATATGCGTGAACATTGGCCAGGTTTCTTTACTCCAAAATCATCTGCATTATATGACGCAACAGTTTAGGTTTTAATTAATCGAGAAAATTAGTTATATGAAAAATAGTTACAAGAACTTTATCGTTTAGATGAAGAGCATAAATATGCTATTTATTGTGGGTATTATCCTGATTGGGAAAATGAATATTCAGAAAATGATTATCATAAACCATTATTTAGTGTAAACTGGAGAGGCTATATGACTGCTCGCGCAGGAAAAATAGGTAGTACTTCTCCTTGGTTTATTACAGATTATGGTATGACTTAGAGCGTAAAATTGACAACCTCTGAAAAATTTGGTACTATTTTCTTAGGTGATCCAAATGCGCCAAGTAGAATAAGTGATTGGACGAGTGTTGCAAAACAAGATCGAAAGACATTAAAATTATTAAAAAATGCTTGGAATGATCAAGATACTCTTAATGAATTTTATCTTGGACCTTTAACCAGAGTAATTCGAGAAAAATTTGTTGGAAATACTTTAAAAGAATATATTGAATTAGAGTATGGGCATTTTGCCATTTATGCTGGTAATGAAAATGATGGTATCACTTTTGGGCTACGAACTGATGGTACTGTTTTTGCTCGTAGAGGTATGATCGGTGGATGGTCTATTTCTGATAATTTCTTAGGTCATTATGTTCCAATTTTTACTACTGGAACCCGCGCCGGACAAGAAGTTCCTGTTGATGAAAATGGTCGTTTAGTTGCTACATTAAATCCTCCTGAAGGAGTAGAAGTTAATCCTTATAAGTTATCTTGGATTCAAGAAAATGTAGCATGGCATAAAAATGTTGAGCTAAATGGTCGAGATGCGACCATTATGTTAGGTACATTAGAGCATAATGCGAAACTTTCTATTGCTGGTTTTGATATTTATAGTGTGCCAGCAACAGGGGGTGGAGTAGGTATTGATGATACTCTTGCTAGTTTATTAAATCCACCTCCTACTATTGTACCCACAGTAGTTACTACTAATTATAAATGGAATGTTATTGGTGGCGGCTCTAATGGTTCAGGCTCAGAAGGAACTATTGGAGATTCAAGTGTTGATGATGGTGATGATATGCGCGCTTATATCGGTCAATTAATCCAAGAAAAGACCGATGAAATGAATGCTTTAATAGATGCACATGATCATTATTGGACTCCTTGTTCAACATATACCGCAGAAGGTTCTGATTTTTATAATTTAACTTCTCCTCATTTGGAAGAATTAAGATCTGCTTTAGAAGTTGCTTAGGCAGAATTGCTTCGGTTAAAACAAGAGCGAGACCGATTGCGTTTAGAGCTGGCAAGTGGAGATGACTTAACTGCTTTACAAGAAATAGAACGTTAGATTGCTGCTAAAGAAGATCAAATTGAAACCTTAGAAGAAGAAATTTCAGAACTTACTGCTGCTTCATTAAATGCAGAAAATAATAGACAATATTGGCAGGATATTGTTGATAATGGTGGTATGGATGTTAGTTAGTTTGAATCTGATTTAGCAGCTTACCAAGATCAACTTGCAACGGCTCAATAGGAACGTGCGGCTTTAGTTACTCGTTATAATGCGGCAACTTCTGACGCAGAAAGAAATTATCTTCAAGGTTTAATTGATGATAAAGACGAGGAAATTACTCGTTTATAGACATTAATTTCTAATACTCAAGCAGTTATTAATTTATTAAATAGTTCAAGTGGACTATTATCTGAAACAGCTTAGCAAAATGTTGACTATTGGACTGCAGAAAAAGCTCGCATTGATGGTGAATTAGCAAATAAAAGTGCAGCATTAACAACTGCACAAACAGATTTAGAAATTTTACAGCAATAGAAATTAGAACTTTCTGGCATTATTGATACTTTGGCTATGAATAATGCACGATTTGCTGCATTAACTAGACAAATTGAAGATAAAGAAAATGAAATTTTAAGTTTGAATCAATAGATTGAAGAAGAACAATCTTAGTTAGCTTTAGAGGCAGGAATTAGTCAAGCAGAAATAACTAATCCAGTATATTATGGATGGCCTTGGGAAAATTCTATAGATTTTTATTGGGCTACAACAGATAGAACTACAGGACTTACTGGTCATAAATTAAGTTTGACTGGAGATATTACAATTATTCCAGTTTCTGTATTTTATTATGATTCTCGTACCGCGGGCAATGTATTAAAAAATAATAACTACACAATTGTTCTTACAGATAATAATGAAAATGCTTTTAAATACGCAGAATTAGTTCCATAGTCTACTATAGATAATTACGATGATATAATTGCTGAATACCGAGCTGAGATTGCAGCTTATCAAGCATCTCTTGATTATACTGATGAAGAAGCTACAAATGATAGAGTATATCCTGTACAAGGAAAATCTCAAAACGCTTGGAATTTTGCTTATGTAAAATATGGTGGCGCGCAAGGAACTAAAACATTTGATATTATTGCAAATTAGTTGTATATTACAAATGATGAATCTCGTCCTGGAAGAAGCGGTAAAAAAGGTATTGCTCTTCAAATTGGATATGAAGTTACAAGAGCAAGTGAATCTGACCCATATGAAATAGTTAGTAGTTCACCTATGGTTAGTATTCTTAAGCCACAAGGTTCTACGGGTTATTTACTTAATTGGCATTTTTCAGGATATAGTATTTATGCGAAACATATTTATGGTTCATTAGCTATCTTCTTAGAAGAAGATGAATATAAATTTAAGCGCGATAGTAATAATCATTTAATATTAACTGCTGCTGGTTCTGCGCAAATTGATTATGACTAGCCTCATCCACGTAAAGGTCATATGGTTGTAACTGAATGGTGGTTAGGTATTATTGTAGAAGCATTATCTGATCGTATTGTTGCAGTTAATAACCTTGCTAAACGAGCTTTAGATCGTGCTAATGCTGCGATGGAAGCAGCTTGGAGAGGTATTCGAAAAGCTCAAGCAGCAGCAGCTGCGGCGTAGCGTGCAGCAGATTTAGCCAATGAAGCTTTAGGACGAGCTATTGATCATATAACGGTGCCGAGTGTTAGTGGTGGAGGTCGTGGTGCAGGAACAACTTCTGTTGCTGTATGGGCAACTAGAATTAATGGAGAAATGATAACTGCAACTTCACCTGCTCTCGCTTCAGCAGCGCACAGTCATAAACCGACTTTATCCTTATCTGGAGGAAGTTTAACATGTACTAATGGATCTGTTGTTGGACAAGGTGCTGGTCAAAGTAATAGTGTTTCAATATTTGGTGGAGCATCATGGTCTCCTAGATCATTAAGTAGTAGTGTAACTTGGACAATTGCAGGTAGTCAATTATCAATATCATATGATCTATAGGCTGCAGTGGAAGCATGTTTTGAATCAAGGTGGGAGTCGATTTCGGCATCGGTAGTGTCTACAGGAGATAAATCAGTTACTATCGCTGTTAAGAGTCCGGGCGGGCGTACTAAAAATTTTACTATAAATGTTACATTAGCTAAAGGAGCAGCAAATGGCGAGATGACTTATAAAACGTCATCAAAAACTAAGCCTTCTGGATGTACTGCATCTGGTACTTGTTATAGTCGTTCAGATGGTGCAACTAGATATACCTTAGCTAACATTAATCCTAAAATTACGGGAGCATCAGTTAGTTAAATAAAGAGATAAAGGAGAATATATATGAATCTTAATTTTAATCAGATTGCTACTCTTACCGAAGGTCTTGAGGCCCTTCAAGAACAGAAGATGCCTTTTAAACTTAGTCTTATCCTTGCAAAAGATATTACTGCATTAAAGAAGGAAGAAGAGTTTTATATAGAGCAGGAGCGGGCTTTCGCTCAAAAGTTCCTTGTTGTAGATGAAGAAACCGGTCAGTTTGTAGAGGAATCTCCTAATATTTTCCGCATTAAGGAAGGTATGGAAGAAGAGTGTCGTACTGCGCGTATGGAATTGAATAATTTTACTACTGATGTGCAGTTACGCAAGATCCCTATTTCTCTCTTGGAAGATTTGGAGTTTACTCCAAAGCAACTTGCTGATTTGGAACTTATTATTGATGATGAGGAAAATACTCAGGAGGGATAATACATGGCGGATAAATTATACCCGCCAATTGTAGGAGGAACTCTCCCATCATTTTACAAAGCAATAACTGGTGATTAGACGGGGACTGTATTGATTACAGTCCCTTTTTCTATGAATAAATTAGTTAGCGCAGATACTATTAAAGGATTTTCATTGCGAGTTAAAAGTGGATTAACTGACTAGCTTTTGGGTACTATTTCAATAGAATTTGCTAGTCATCATGAATGGTCTGATAATGCAAATAAATCTGTTACTTTTACTTTATCAAGTGATCCTATTAGTAGTCGAGATGATGATAATACTCAAGCAGCTAAAAAAATTTATGCTAATATAACAACTGGAGAGTTTTATAAAATGTAGTTGGCATACATCGGTATTAATGATGTAGTTGGTTATTATTCTACAATTGGTATCGCTAAATATACTTGTCAACCAGTAATATCTCTCAAAGGTTTAGATATTGGGGTTGTAAATGTTGATATAAAAAATTATATCGGGCTTTATCATAATGAAGATTTTACTGAACGAGTTTTTCAATATAAATTTGATTTATATGATAGTATCAGTAATCGGTTGGTTGAATCATCTGGATGGCAAACTCATAATAGTCAATAGGATGATCGAACCGACAATCCTTATGAATCTACGGATGAGTATTAGTTACATTGGGATATTGCTTATGGCCGCAAGTATTATATTATTTATAATGTAATTACTGCGAATAAACTTGAAATATCAACAGATAGATATTATATTACTTCTTTAGATAGTATTCCACCGAATTTAACCGCAGAATTATCTGCTGAGCCAGATTTTGATAATGGGTTTATAAAATTACAATTACATGGTGCCCGCAATTATATAGGTGAAGAATTGCAATGTACTGGTCGTTTTATTGTTTCGCGCGCGAGCGCAGAAGATGATTATTCTATGTGGACTACGTTATGCCAATTTAGTTTATATGGATAGCCACCTTCTGATTGGCTTTATAAAGATTTTGCTATTGAGCAAGGTATAACTTATAAATATGCTATATAGCAATACAATGATTATGGTATTTATTCAACTCGTATTTATGCAATATTATATAATGATGGGGCGCCTTGGACATTTTATAATCCTTTGACTAAAAAGACTGATACAACTACTGAAATTTTAGCTCAATATGAAGATTTATTTATATATGATGGATAGCGTCAATTAAAAGTGCGTTTTAATCCTAAAGTAAGTTCTTTTAAGGCTATTGTAAAAGAAAGTAAAAAAGACACTTTAGGAGCTAAATACCCTTTCTATTTTAGAAATGGTATTATTAATTATAAAGAATTTCCTATTTCAGGTTTATTATCATATCTTAGTGATAATGATGAATATTTTATGTCTCGCGCTGATGAACTTAAAATGAAACATACTTGGGAAGATACAACAGACCCTTCAGATTTAAATATTGCTTATGAACGCAAATTTAAATTAAAAGTATTAGAGTGGCTTAATAATGGAGAAGTTAAATTAGTTAAATCTCCTACAGAAGGTAATTATATAGTACGCTTAACCAATGTTTCATTAAGTCCTAATGATTAGCTTGGTCGTATGCTTCATACTTTTACTTGTACCGCAGATGAAGTTGAAGATTATACAATGAAAAATCTTGAAGCGCGAGGATTCTTTAAAGGAGCTAATAGTGTTCGTAAAGAACTACAATTTGGTACTATTGTTTGTGCCGCAAAGATTGAAGCCATGGTATAGAATCGTACGCCAAGTGAATATCAACGAGTTATTAATGTTCTTTAGAATACTGATCTATTGAATGGTGAGCCTTGCAAATATTTGAAATTTGAAGAATTTTATCCAGGTTCATTATTTTCTATTAATGGTACTACTTTTGCTATTGGTGCGACCGGCACTTATGAAATGACTTATGATTAGGAAATGTATGATTTACGTTTATTAAGTTGGTCATAGAATATGTCTGGAATTATTACTTATGGAGTCAATGATTAGGTAGCTAGTTACTTTGATGATGTTATTAAAATCGAAGTAGAGGAAGTTACTCTTGAAAATCTTGGTATTCGTAATCTTCAAGAATTTATTCAATCTCATACAAATGAGAAAGAAACAATTCAATCTATTAGTTGGGCTCGATTTACACCTCGTGCAAATATTGTGTGGACATAGAAAACAGAAGCTCAACTCAAAAATGCTTTACAAGCTTATGTACGAAATATTAACAGTTTTGTTATGGGAGAAAATCTTTCTGCTAATATGTGGGCATCTATTCGAACTGGACAGGAATTAACTTTACCAGATACTATTTATAAAACTGTTGAAAATAATGGTGCGGTTCGATATTGGACTTATCGTTATGATACTGGTGTAGATGGTGGTAGTTATGTTGGAGCAACTTACCAACGAGTTAATAATGAAGATAAAATAGATACTAAAGTTTATTATGAAGATGAAGAAATTGATATTGCTCATTTGGGTTCATTTGAAATAGGTAGAGAAGTAGATATTCCTGACCAATTAAGTTGGGGAGCTGGTGTACAAGGAGAAATTGGTTATATTTTACGTCGAGTTACTTATGGTTGTGAATTATTAAATGATGATGTCCGTGAAGCGAAAGCTCTTTATCTTAATGCAAAGCAACGATATCAATAGGCTATTTTGGGATTAAGTGAAATGGACGATGATGTTGCTGCATTACGTATACCAAATATTACTCAAGAAAATGTTGATGTTTATTATGTATATGAAAATGAACGGTTCCATCGACTTACTGATAATGAAAGATTAAGATGGTTGCCTGGAGTAGAAAAAGCATATACCTCAATTAATAATGGAGTAACAACTACTACTATTGCAAGTTATCAACGAGATTATGAAACTGCTCGTTCTAATTTTTTTAGAATTTTAAGACAAGTATTACAAGAGCAATAGGAGGGATGATAAATGTATGCAAATCCTTTATTGGATACGACTTTTTTAAAACAATTAGATGAAGTCAATGAGCGTATCATTTATGCAAAAGTTATTGCTCTTGATTGGGATGAAAATCCTATTGCAGAAATTCAAGGCATGGTTACTGGAGGAACTATTAATTTAGATGGTTCCTCCAGAGTACGTCGAACTTGTAATATTACAATGGTAGCTAATACTAATGATATTCAAAATATAGATTGGACTTTACGAACTAAGATTAAAGTCTATATTGGTTTATAGAATGATATTACAGAAGAATACGAACCCATTATTTGGTTCCCACAAGGGATGTTTATTCTTACTAGTTTTTCTAATACATTAAATAATAGTGGGTACACTATTTCTATTCAGGGAAGAGATAAAATGTGTCTTTTAAATGGAGATTTAGGAGGTAATTTATTCGCGTCGCATGATTTTGGAAAAACTTATATTTTTGATAATGATGGTAACTATAAAAAAGAAGATATCCCAATTAAAACCATTATTCGAGAAGCAGTCCATACATATGCGCAAGAACCTTATCATAATATTTATATTAATGATTTAGATACTTGTGGAGTAGAATTAATTGAATGGCGGGGAGATTATCCTTGTTTTGTTTATTAGACGGAAGAATCTAATGGTAATTTACATTGGGATATTAAACCAGCCACTATTAATTTAGATGCTATAACTGATGCTAAATTAGCAGAAGATTTAGCAGAAGGATTAACTGAAGATTTAGTTTATGAGGATTGCTGGCGTAGACGTATTCAAGAGCCTGTTAAAGTACGTGATTTTTATCCTGGGTGGTTTGATGCACGCACTCCGGATATTTATTTAATTAATAGAGCTACTCGTGGAGACGCAATAGGATATCGTGCAACAGATTTAATTTATCCTAATGATTTAATTATTGATGTTAATGGTACTATTGTACAAATGTTAGATAAAATTGTAGAAATGCTTGGAGAGTTTGAATATTATTATGATACTGAAGGGCATTTTATTTTTCAAAGAAAGAAAATTTATTTTAATTCATCATGGTCTAATGCAGTTGTAAATGATGCTGCACAAGAAAAGTATTATGATGCAACTGCTACTGCAACACCTTATAGTTATGAATTTAAAGGCAATTATTTATTAAATTCTATTTAGAATAAACCTGAATTAAAATAGATTAAAAATGACTTTAGTATTTGGGGTAAAAAAACTAGTGCGAGTGGAGAAACTGTTGATATTCATATGCGTTATGCTATTGATAAAAAGCCAACTAATTATTATAGTTGTAAATATCGTACAGCTTTTCATGCAGAAAATTCTATCCATCCATTAAATCAAATGGCTCTTGATATTCGAGCAGGTAAAGCTTCTCAAGAAATTTTAGAAGAAGCTGCATATGAAGATATTATGGAATATCTTATTACTCATTGTGGGTATGAACGACCATATAATAATGATTTAAGAGATTAGTTTTTACAAGATATTGCATCTGCAGTTCAAGCAGATATGACTGGGTATGATTGGCGGCAACTAATTTATTTTATGGCAGAAGATAATATGTTATCAGGCACTCGTATTGCGGGATTAAAAAAATGTTTAAAAGTAGGCATGTATCAATATGATCCAACTCTTATTACTTCATCAATGTGGCCATTAACATATTATTATAATAGTTTAGTAGACGCTTTCCTTCCTATGAGTTATAATCCTGATCCAGATTCAACTGTTGCTGCTTCGGTATTAGGATATAATAGATTGCGTACCTATATGGTAAATGGTAATGCTATTTATGGAAAAGATCCTAGTTATAGTTATTATGATTTTTCTGATGTTGAAGAAGTAGCTTTACGTCGAGAAGCTCAAATTCATGTGGAAGAATGGAATAATAATGTAATGGCTATAGCGAATCAATATCAAGAAGAATATTGGGAAGGTATGAGTGAAGTTTGGAGCCGATAGACTTAGATGCAAAATGATTATTTATGGGATCGTACTAGTGCAATTTATCAACGCTATTCAAATGATCAATAGCGCTGGGATGCTTATACTGCTGCTTGGGAAGCAATTGAAGCACAATATGTGGCTCGAGCAAATAATTAGCCAGTATATATTTTATATGATGAAAATCATAATCGAGTTACTTATACTCAGCCTTTTGAAGATTATAGTGCAAGATATCAAGCTAAATTGGGAGAATTAAAAACTATAAATGATTATCTTGATGAAAGTCCTGATACTGCTGGATTACTCGCGGCAAAAGCTAATAGATTAATGTCTAAAGAAATCGAATAGTGGCAAGCTTCTTTTAATACTGGATATGATGCTTATTATGCAGATATTTTAGCTTTTTGGCCACTTATGTATAAAATTTCACAAGATCATGATTATGAATATAATAAAGATGGAACAATTACTTTTGATACTGCGGGCAATCCTGTAGAGGTTCAATCTATGACTTATGTGCTACAAGATAGTGGAGCTTATCAATAGGTTGCTAAATAGAAAATGACTATGGCAGAATTTAATAAGTGGAGACGTAATGGATATTGGAATCCAGATAATTTTATTTATAATTTTAGAACAAGAGAAGTAACCATTTCTCGTCCATAGGATTTATTGTTCTGGTTAGATTTTATTGATTATCGAGGAGATTTATTACCTTATTTGCCGCAATTGATTGGCCGCAGGGCTAAAGCAATAAAAGATGATAAGGTAAAAGCTATTTATTATAGAGAAACTCCAGAAATGTTATTTGTTGATAATACCCTTGATCACTCAGAATAGGTAGTAGGCTATGAGAATTTAGCTTATTAGCATATTAATACTAATGCATGGTTAAATTCTTATTTACATATCAGTTCTCAAGGTAAGAGTGCGAAAGAAGAATTAGATAATTTATTATATCAACATAGTTATTATCAAGACACAATTACTTTACAAAGTATTCCAATTTATTATTTAGAGCCAAATACTCGTATTTTAGTACAAGATACTAAAACAGGAATTAATGGAGATTACTTAATTAAATCAATGAGTATATCTCTTGCACATGATGGGTTAATGTCTATTACTGCAAACCGTGCAGGAGAACGAGTAATATAAGGAGGAAATGGAGATGGCACGTAAAGTAGGGTAGGTTCGTTTTTTTGCTAATGGTAGTTCTCAAAACTATCCTAGTGGATTAACTTCCACTCAAATGCGGCATGGTACTGCATTTTCTAAATACTATCCGTTAGTTCGGTTAGGAGTTTAGGCATTACCAGGTACTAAATTTTATATTAATGGATATACTACTCCTGTAGTAGTAGGATCTACTGGAATATATGAATTAGATATCGAAGGATTATCTACGATTTCAGATTTGCAATTTGATGCGACATCACTTGAAACTATTGCTCGTAATGATGCCGCTTATATATATGTTGATTTTATTTATGAACAAGGGAGTTGATTGAATTGGGATTTTATGGAACTAATTTATCAACTGCCAATAGAGTAGCATTTTAGTTTGATAAAATTTATCGTAGTCGTAAAGCTATGGATGAAAATGCTGCGACAGATGGAGTAGTAAATGGTCGTTTTGTTTTAGTAGAATATAGTGAACCACCTATTACTGGATATAAAAATGGTAATAATTTTTATACATCTGCTTATTTTCAAACGGCTTCGCGCATTATTCCTCGTGAAGATGTTATTTATCAAGATTTAACCGCTATTGGTACTTCGTATAGTTTTTATACTTGGAATGGTACAGAATATGTCTCAGTTGAAAGTGCAACAGCTACTACTTATACTGCTAATTATGCTAAAGATGTAAGATAGTATGGACGCTCATATGATTCTACGGCTTGGATGAAATCATATGATAGCACTACAGATGGTTGGCGCTATGTATTGATTGCAGAAATGAATACAGTAGTTCCAACATTCCATTTAGCAGTAGATGCTCCTGAATATACAACTACAGCGCCTTATTTTGATAGAGACTCAACCAATATAGACTATTATCTTCATGTATAGGCAGCTTGGGGAGATAAGATTGCAGTAGTAACAGATGCTACTACTCAACACTCTGATGAGAATATTACTTAGAGAGATATTACGTGGGTAGATAGTGCGGATGGATAGTCTTATACTATTGGACCGATGTTAACACGACCTGCTCGTATTTATTATAATAAAGCAGGATTTAATAAAGCTGTTCATACTAAAGCTCCAGCTAGTGTTGTTAATGGAATTAATTTTGAAGCAACAGCAAGTGGTCGTAAATACTTTTCTGAAAATACTCCTAAAACTGGCGTATATTTAAATGGTACTGTTGCAGATGATTTGCGTAATTGGTATATTAATTTACCTGCTCTTGGTAATGCAGTTTGTGATATGTATGATTTAATGTATGGATGGGAACAAAATGATTAGCATAGATATACAAAATTGGCTACTCGTCGCTCTGATCCAGATTCAGATGTAACATATAAGACTTCTTGTATGATTGGTGGATTAAATCAAATTAGAGACGCTTATGGATATATTGCAGTTCAACGTAATAAAAGTACTTTAACTCCTGGATGTTTTACTTATAATGTAGAAGATAGTAAAAAGATTTATTATGATTTAGGAGACAGCTCCAATGGAGGGAATACAACTCAACCAAAAGTATATTGGTTCTTTAAACCTTATCCATTGTATACTCCTTGCACTTTTAATTATGTTGAAAATGGCACAAGCACAGTTACCTATACAAGTGGCGAAGGCGAAACTGTTGTTGCTAATATTGATACTAATGCATCTATACAATGGAGTCCTTTATATTATTTAAATTCAGCTCGTAATGAATTTTGTCGAGTAAATTTAGATGTATATAAACAAAGTCCTGGTCAACAATTTTATTATGCAATTCCTCGTTGGACTTTAGTTCAATTAAATACTGATTATGAAGATAGCTTTTATGGTATGATGCTTGGCTATAATACTTTAATGGGCCATGAATTAGTATATAATGGAGTTACTAAAAAATTAAGAGATGACTCTGTTTGGGGAGTTATGCATCAGATTTGGGATCTTATTGAAGACATTGGTCTTATCTTATAGAATAAAAATAGATTAATTATTTCTAATACTACAACAGGTTGGTTAACTGCGGCAGAGGCAGAAATTTTACCAGAGAATGCTAGTAAAGTTGTTTCTGGCGCAGGTACATTAAAACATGTATTAGATTATAATATGACCAATTATGCTAAAGCGCAAGCATCAAGTTCTATTGTCGGTACTGATTCTTTACGTGTTGCTATTGGAAAATTAGAATTTAAAACAGATGATAATGATAGTCGTATTGTTGCTTTAAGTGATGCTTTATCTGATGAAGCTACCACTCGTGGCGATGCTGATTCTGCTTTAAGTGGACGTATTACTGATATTGTAAAAGATGATGGAACAATTACTCAACGACTCAAGGAAACACGTATGAATTTAGCTGTTGAAGCATTGGCTAATTGGATTAATAACGTTTCTATATAGGATGAACGAAATCCTTCCGCAACAGTATCAACACAAGCTTTACGAGATGCTATTGATGCTCGTATTCATGCAGTTTTATTAGCAGAAGGATTAATTACAGAAGACCCTCCAGCTGGAGGATAAAATTAAAAGGGCTTGTCTTTCTGGACGAGCCCCTTTAATTTGTTATGCAAGATTTTGAATAATAAAAGACGAGATACACTTAGAAAGGAGTTGAAGTAGATGGCATAGGTAGTATTCAAATTTGGTACGCGACAAGATTATGAACTAGCCGTATCAGAACATTAGATTCAAGATAATATTTTATATTTCTTACTTGATACTAATGAATTGTATCGTGGCTTTATTCAAATCGGTCAGCCTCATTTTTTTGAAGGCACTTATCAAACTGGAGAAACCTTTGAAGATGCGGTATTACGTATCATAGATGATGTCGTTGTAATTCCTGGTGATATCTTACTCTTAAATAACACTGACTCAGAAGAAGTATATATTTATACGTCAGATTTAGTTTGGCGTCAAATCAATACTGGCTCTGGTAGTGGATCGGCGCATGCAACAAATGTAGATGATGTCAGTATTGAACTTAAAGATAATTTATTGTCTTTAAAAGATTATGGCGTTAAATATTATAGATATATTCCTGCCGATCAAGAACATGATATTGCTGCACATTATGAAGTCCAAGAGGTTAATAATACTCATCCTTGGAAGGCTGGGCTAGAACCGAGAGTAGTCTTCGATTAGGCCGAACAAGAATTGGTTTTAGGATGGTATGAACCGAATACAGAAACTGTTTCTGGTTTAGCAAATGCACTTGATTCTTTACAAGATAGAGTAACTATTGTTGAAGGTCAAGTGGCGACGAATATTAATGATATACTCGAATTACAAGAAGATGTTGCTGCATTAGGTAGTGCATTTATGTTCCAAGGTTCTTTAGAAACTATGGAAGCTTTAAATGCAGTAGAAAATCCTCGTAATGGCGATGTATATCAAGTTGGTGATAAAGAGTATGTGTGGAATGGTTCTGCATGGGTAGAATTAGGTATAAATTTAGATTTTACTCCATTACAAAATCGCCTTAATACTCTTGAAACAATCGTAGGCGTAACTGATACTCCTTATGTAAATAATTCTTTGATTGAACGAGTAGATGCTTTAGAGCAAAATCATGTTAATGGAATTGTTATTGATAATACTCCTTTAACACCAAATGCTCAAGGAATAGTATCTATTCCTATTTTTGAAGGTAGCACTCCTGGATTGGTTCCTGGAGTCCCAGATAATGGAGTTGATGCTAATTATGTTTTAGGTATTACTGGAGCATGGATTGAGCCTGCAGATAGTCGGATAGGTAATTTAACCTATGCTAATACTGCTTATCCTACAGTAGAAGATTATGTAACAGCAGTATTTAATGACGTTCATTTAGAATGGGAGAATATTTGAAAAGGAGGGTGAATAAATGGCTAATATTGTTTTTAAACGTGGTTTAAAAGCTGATTTACCAGCAACCATTACTGATGGTTCAGTGTATATTACTACTGACGAAAAAGCAATGTATGTAGACGTTTCATCCACTAATCGAATTCGAATTGGACAACTTTTATTAGCAGCAACTATTCAAGAATTAGCTACTTTGCCAAAAGATGAATAGGCTTTATATTATGTAGAAGAAACTAAAGGATTATATAAAGCTCTTTCTACAGGCGCATTCCGCTAGATTAATATTACTGCAACATTCGCTGCTTTAATTAGTAATTATCAATCTGCGGCAGCTGGTTTGTCTACTTTGCCGCAAGATTTAACTGATGGTTCTGGTGCTGTTCTTACAGAGACTATTACTGGTACTGATAATGTTAATAAGCAATTAACGATTGATTATTATACTACTGATGCTGAGTTATTGGTTGTTGAAGGTAATACTGTTAATATTGCGAATGGTACGTCTACTAAAGGTACTATTACTTTTAGAACTGCAAATTTAATTACTGCGGCATCTATTAGCGCAGCTTCTGGTGGCGGTAATACTGCTACTATTTCTATCACTAATACTACTACAGGTACTGGCGCAGATGGCTCCACTGTTAATAGAACTGAATCTCAAACAAGTTCTGTTTCTTTAGCAGGTGGTACTGGAATTACTTTGTCTACCTCTAATGGTGTTATTACTATTGCAGGTGGCGGTGGTGTTCAATAGTTGATGGATAGTTTTGATGCCACTGGTAAATATGTATTCCAAGTAAAAGATTTAAACAATAACGTTATTTCTTCTGCCGGACTTACTCCTACTATTACTTATGGTGAAAATGGTGGATCAAGTGCTACTTTCCAAAGTGGAACTGCAGTTCTTAATGTTTATACTAAGAGCGAAGTTGATGCTGCTATTAGTGAAGCAGGACGTTCAATGAATGCTATGACATTCAGAGGTTCTGTTGGAGCAAATCTTTGGGATACTTTACAAGCATTGCCTACTACTAATGTAAGTATTGGTGATACTTATAAAATTACTACAGCTGGAACATATGAAGGGCAACGTTGTAATGTTGGTGATATGATGATTGCCACATTAGATGATACTACTATTCCAGAGGACGCAAATGGATATATTACTTCTGGTAATATTGCTTGGATTTATATTCCATCTGGTGATGATGATGTTCGTACCTATACTTTAGAGTATGATAATACTTATCATGGAATCGTACTTAAAGATAGTAAAAATAATTTCCTTGGTAATGTAACTTCAGCTAATAATTCTATTACTATTGGACAAGGTACAACTGCGCGTGATATCATCATTACTCATGCAACAATTACTGTTACTAATACTACAGGAACCGCTATCACTCAATAGAGTCAAGGTTCTGCTTCTATTCAAGCTGTAACTGGCGTTACTGTAGATTCTACTGGGCATATTACTGGAATTGAGAAGACTACATTTACTGCTGTTGATACTCAAAACAGTATTGCAACTGTAACCACTTCTTCTTCTGCTGCCCAAGATAATAATTCTGCAACAGTTACTCATACAATAACTGATGCACATAACTTAGCTAGATCAGGTTCCCATACATTTAGTTCTGAGACTTTGAAGTTTACTGCAAACAACAATGGTACTCAAATTAATCTTACTTGGGGATCTTTCTAATATAGAGAGAAAGGAGTTTTTAAGACATGGCGAGAGTAACAACTAGAGTATCTACAACTGATGCTTTTACTGTTTATCGCGGAACAGAAGAAAATATTGCTGACATTGCAAAAACTCCAATCAAAGATGGTAATGTTTATTTTGCTTACGATAATGATGTAATTTACTTCGATGCGCAAGCAAAACGTCACCGCGTCGCAGGTGGTGGAGATGTAAGTTTTTTAAAGTGTCATGGTGAACCTGTTAGAGATATTGAACATGATGAATATCTTTTTGATAGAGGCACTATTGATGCTGAAAAGCTTAGCGTTGATAACATTTTAATCACCGATGATAATGTTTTGTATCGTGTAATAAAAATTACAGAAGATGAAGATCATAATGTAACAGTACACACAAAAATTATCGCTGGTGGTGGCGTCGCAGGAGGTGGCGGAGGACTTACCATTGTTGAAGCTTCTGACATTCCCGCTCGTGCATTAATTACCCAGCCTTTATCCATTACTCTTCGTTTTGGATCTTCAACAACAACTGATAAAGTGGGTGCAGTTAAATTTGAATTGAATGGAGAAGAGCTTACTTATTTAAGCAATGCTCGTCAAGAATTGCGTGTAAATAAGACTTTCACTATTCCTGCAAACAATTTAATTAATGGCACTAATACTATCCATGTTGAATTAAAGGTAAATGGTGTTACCCAAGTTTACGAAACAGATATTAGTGGTATCCGTGCAGAGTTTAAAGCTGGCAATAGCTGGAATCAGCGTCAGCCTTATACTCCTTCTGAGACTCCTGATACTGGATTGTTAAATACTATTACTTTCCCATTTGTATTTAATGGCTTGGACGCTCAAGCTAAAACTGTTACTGGTATTGTTCGTACTTATATTGATGATGAAGAAATCGTTACTACTGCGGCAAGTACAGCAATGGATAATGCAAGTGGTTATGAAATTGGTAATATTGTAACTAATACTGGTTCTGTTATTGTAAATTGTGCAGTTCCAGAATTAGCGGACATCCCTCATGGAATGCATATAATTCGTTTTGATGGCTATGTATTAATTGGCGGCGAAGCTTTCCCTGTTGATTCTTATGAATATGAAATCATTTGGGTTACTGATGAAGGCGGTTCTACTCCAATTATTATTTCATCTTATCCTGCTGTAACAACAGAAGAGAATTATAATGTTATTGAAATTCCTTACGTTATCTATGCTCGAGGTTTAGAGAAAGTTTCAACTCACTTGTATTTAAATAATAATGAGTTAGCAACTTCTCCTATTTAGGTTACTTGGGACAATAAGTTACTTGGTTGGAATACTTGGCGTATTACTAACTATGTATCTGATATTGCTCAGCAGCCTAATAGTTTCCAGATGACAGCTCAAACTGCTCAGACTAGTGTAAGTAAAACTTGGTCTGTTACTATTACTAAAAATAGTTCAATGGATTTGGACCCAGTAACTGATAACTTGTTGTTATATTTAACTGCTAAAGAGCGTTCTAATAAAGAAGTTGCTTCTAAGCGCGGAACTTGGAATTATGGTTCATATACTTCTACATTCACTGGATTCAACTGGTATAACAATGGTTGGACTACAGATGATGATGGCGACGAAGTATTGCGTTTAAGTAATGGCGCAAAGGTTGAAGTTAATTTCAATGGTATTTTACAAGAATCTGATGTCGGTAATGGATTCACTATCGAGGCAGAATTTAAGTGCCGCAATGCTATTAACTTTTCTAAGCTTTTGAACTTAACTGCTGTTGATACTTATGCAACAGATGATAATGGTGATCCTATTTACGATAGTTTTGGTAATCGTATTATTGAGAAAACTGAAATTACTAAAACTATTAAGACCAATCCGGATGGTACCGTTCAAAATGCAGTTGGTTATTTCTTCGGGCAAAATAAAGGTTTCTGTTTTGGTACTCAAGAAGCTTTCTTCGCATCTTCTGGACATACTGTAAACGTTCGTTATGCTGATGGTGAAAAGGTTAAGGTTTCTGTTGTAGCAAGTAAAGAGCCTGCTTTCTTATATATCTATATTAATGGTGTTCTTTCTGGTTTGGAAGAATTTAAGATCAATGGTGAAACTTTTGATACTGGTAGTGCAAAATTCATTTTCAATTCTGATTATTGCGATTTGGATTTGTATAATATCCGTGTTTATGGTGCGCCTCTTGATTTTGATGATATTGTTACGAACTGGATTGCTGATGCGCCAAATCTTGATGAAAAGCGTCAGCGTTATTTAGAGAATCATATTACTACTAAGTACGTTAATCGTGAAGGACAAACTTTAGATTACGTTACTATTGATTATGAATCTGCACGTCATTTAAGCGATGCTCTTGAAGAGAATTATCAAAAGCAATTAAAACTTGGTGTACGTAATATTTCTCAGATTCCTCGCGGACTTCCTATTATGGTTGTTTCGAGTTATCCATATAACTTAACTCAAAATAATGAGACCGCAAAATTACCTTATCAGAAAGGTAATATTAAATATTGCGATTTCCGTTATTACGATCCAGCAGATAAATATCAAGAAGATCCTTCTAAGCGTAAGTCATTTAAAGTTCAAGACTTTGAATTTGACGTACAAGGAACTTCTTCTCAAGGCTATCCTATTCGTAACTATAAAGCTAAGTTTAAAAAGCCTGATCCACATCCATATCTTAATGCATTCCCATTCTATATGACTACTTGGGATGGCGATGATGCTAAGCGTGAAATTTGGCCTAACACCGCGGAAGAGGTTTGGAATGGTAGCGGATTTGAAGAGCGTGAAGGATTTGAAATTAAAGATGGATTAGTTTGTGAAAGTTTCTGTTTGAAAGCAGACTACATGGATAGTTCTTCTTCTCATAATACTCCTGGTGCGAACTTAGTTGATTTCTTGTCTGTCGCAGTTAATGATGCTAACCTTGGTAGTTATGATTTGCGTCATCCATTAAAGAGAATTCTTGATGATAATGATTTACCTTATCGTACTACTGTTTATGGGTATCCTGCATTGTTATTCTGGGACTTTAAAGATCCTGAAGGCGGAGAAACTACTCCTACTTTCATTGGTCGTTATAACTTCAATATCCATAAAGGTCAAGATGATGCTTTCGGATTTGAAGAAGGATCTGCTCAGACTGAATTTAATAAAAATGCAGAAGCTACTTATTTTATGCCTGTAAAATATAAGGGCGATAAAGATAGCGTTGAAGCTCTTACTGCATATACTGAATCGCTTGCCGCAGAAGGTAAAACTCCTGCTATTGCAGACGGTTATATTATCGGAACTGATGTATATGGTTGGAATGGACATGAGTGGATTAAAGCTGCTGAAAACTTTACTAAGATTGGAACTCAGAAGACTAAAAAAACATTAAAAGATGTTAATAAAACTTTAGCTCCATTAGAGATTAAAGTTGCCGATCGTCCTGCGACTTATAAAGAAATCGCAGAATGTTGGGAATTAACTTCTAACCAACATGGCTTTACTGGATTCACACGTAATGACTTCACAGCTTATAGTACTACTGATTATCAGTTAGATTTCTTTAAGTTCTTTGAATGTCGTTATCATATTATGGATCCAGGTGAAGCAATAGGTGTTTATGCTTCTGACCCAAGTGCAACTAAAGCAACTGCACGTAAAAACTTATCTAACTATTGTAGAAATATTTGGGATTTATCTCGTTGGATTTATTCTACTAATGTTCATTATTGGGACAACGAAGGACAGCCTGATTGGGAAAAGAATCCTAAAGCTCATAAATTGACTGCTCTTGCAGACTTCAATGATGTTCTTATTCTTCGTGATAGTAATCATCTTCCTATTGTAGATGAAAATAATCATCCTACTTTGTTACGTGATTATTACGTTAAAGATAATGAAGGTCTTGTTACTAAGATTCCTGAGAATTTGTGGGCTTATGATAATGGATGGTCTGTAACTAATCCTTTAAATGGTCGTGCTATTGCTAGTGCAGCTTTGATATTTGAGGATGAAATTAATGGTTTATTATTAGATAGTAATGGAGTTCCTCAAGATCAATATTTACACACTCTTGATACTGATTTCCAAGTTTTAGAGTTTGGTACCAAGACAATTCAAGTACAAGATGTAGATGAAGAAACTGGCGAAATCACTATGGTTGATGAAGTCGTTCCTGACGAATCTCAAATTGTACGGATGAAGACTTATTACTTTGATGTAAATAGTGAGCCAATTCCTTTAAACTGGTTTGCTCGTCAAGCTATTTTTGCACAAGGTTCTAATGAACAGATTATTGGTTATAAGACTGTTTGCCGCAATCCTCAAGATTCAACAGATCAGAAGACCATTTCTGAAGTTTATGAAAAGTATGATCGCGATAATAAGAATTATCGTTTAAGTAAATACCGTTCTGAATTACGTCAGCACTTTAATTTTGATTATATGTGCTTGTATGCAATTCTTACTGACTTACTTATTTTGTACGATTCTCGTGAAAAGAATATGATGCTTGCTACTTATGGACCTGAACAAGGTTCTAATGGCAATTACGTTTGGTATCCAATTTTCTACGATTTAGATACTCAACTTGGTATTAACAACTCTGGTTCTGTATATTGGGATTATGATGTTAATGCTCAAGCAGATGGAATTTTCTCTGGCGCAGGTTCTGTATTATGGGATAATTTCTTTGCTTGCTTCTTAGATGATTTGAAGAAGTTCTATCGCTTACTTCGTGTAAATGATAATGGTATTAAATTACAAACTTTAATTGATTTCTACAATACTCGTAGTGCAGATTGTTGGACTCCTATTATGAAGAACTGCGATGCTTTCTATAAGTATATCGGACCTTCTCTTGGTTCTGTAGGATATGTCAATCAAAGTGGTGAACCAGATACTCGCTCTGATATGTTCTATTGCGCGCAAGGAGACCGTTCACTTAACCGTACTGCCTTCTTCCGCAATCGTTTGAATTATAAAGACTCTGAATGGTTAGCAGGCTCTTATCGTACTCAAGGTGGTTCTAGTATCTCTATGCGTTATGATGCTAACTGGACTGGAACTTCTGACCCTGATGCAAGCGATATTCCTGTTGGACAAAAGAATCAATATCGTTTGGCTGGTTTGGATGCAAATGCAACCTTTACTGTACAACCTTATTTGACTCAGTATTGTTCTGCATATTTCGATGAAATTCCTACTACACCAGCTCGTTATGATATTGTTACTGATGAGGGGTATATTAAAATTCCTCCTCTTAGTTCCATTCAAGAGCAGATTGATGCTGGACAAGCATTAAGTCAATAGTTAGTTTATATTTATGGTCCTGAATATATTCGTGATTTAGGCGATTTAAGTCTTAAGTATTTGGATATGTTCTTTGCTTCTGCCGCAGTTCGTTTGAATAGTTTGATTATTGGTAACGACAATCCTCTTTATAAGAATGGCGGTATGAATAGTGGTACATTACAATTAGATAGTTCTTATACTACTTCTGAAGGTAAGTTAAATGCTAATGCTAAGGCATTACTTGAAACTCTTGATGTAAGTAATATTGCAGGTTTGAATCAGACTCTTGATGTTTCTGGTTGCTTGAAGTTAAAGACTTTGAAGACCTTAGGAACTAACTTGCTTACTATTGATGTAGCAAAAGGTAATGTATTACGTCGTGCATATTTCCCTGCTACAATGACTGCATTGAATTTGATTCAGTCTCAAGCTCTTAATACAGTAGTACGTAATCGTGAACTTACTTATTCTTATAATGGAAATACTCCTGCAGAAGGATTATATTATGAGAATATTACTGATAAGATGAGTGTTAAAACTGATGAAGATTTCTTAGTATTGTATCAAACTTATAAAGGAAATCGTGCTGGTGCGATGGCTTACTTAGAAGAAAATCATCGTGAAGTTTATAATACTATCCCAGGTATTATGGAAAGTGATCCTATAACTTATACTTCTAAATATACTCCTTGTCCAATGGATCAGTATGTTGTCGCTGGTGGTAAATTAGGTTTCTACAGCTACGAAATGCTTGATTATATCATCAAAGAGAAAATTAGAATGTATTGGGATAAAGCATTGTCTACTACTGATGCGACAATCAAACGTACTGTACGTATTGAATGTTCTGATGTATAGTGGACTCCTTTCGAGAAACAAGATGTTAATGCTTCTGAAATCTCTGGAGCTGAATATTGGGTACGTAACGATGATTTGACTTATAGTACTTTAGCTTCTTTGAATAAGACATTTAGATATGCACAAGAAAATCTTGGTGGCGTATATCTTAAAAATAATAACAAATTGACTTATGATCCTTCTAATAATGAAGTTAAGAATGGTATTCCTAATTTGAATCTTTTCAAAGTCATCTTACAAGATTATGAAGATAATACTCTTACTAAGACTGGCGACGGACAACCATTACTTGCTTAGAAATTCCAGACTGCTGCTTCTATTACTGGTTCTAGTGCAAAATATTTGCCCACTATTACTGGTGAAGTTTATGTAGATAATGCTTCTGGTACAGCAATTGACGAATATGATTTGTATGATATCATGACTAAATTCAATGCTCGTTTGGATGAAGAAGAAACTAAGTTAGTTATTACTGCAGCACAAGTTAATCCTTGTCCACGTGCAAAGTTTGTTGTTGTCAGTCCTGAAGGTATTCAGCAAGAGCATGCAACTTATCGTGCGCGCACACGTACAGAGAAAGTTCCTGTTCCTTCTAAGCCAGTACGTAACCACTATGATTTCATGGGTTGGACTACTGATGATAGTGTTGTTGAAACTTGCAGCGTAGTTACTGATGATAGCGAAGTATTAGAAAACTTAATTGATTTCTATCCTGCGCATAGTAATGATTATAATGTAACTTTTGTCAATCCTGATAATAACAATATTGCTCAAACTACTTATTATGCAGTATTTGTATTGCATAAATATAAGATTAGATATATTTTAGATTATGACGCATATGTTGCAGGTGGAGATAATCCTCCTGTTGATTCTTATGAAACTGTATTAGTACCTTCTGGTAGCATTGTTGGTCAATATCCTCCTAAGAATATTCCTTTCAAAACTTAGCCTTCTCAGCAATTAACTAAGGTTTGGGCATTTAAAGGATGGTCAGTTGCTCGTGACAGTGGCACTGGTACTTATACTGTTGTAACTGATATGCGCACAATCTCTTAGAAAGATTTAGAGCGTTGGCCAGTATTCCGTGAAGAAAGTGTTTATGATAATCCAATTCCTAATGAATGGTTACAATGTCATGTAACGCGTAATGGTTATGCCGTACTTTATGGAGTAACTCGTCATCTTGGTGGTAAAGTATGTATTCCTAAGCTCTATACTAATGGAGAAGGACTTTCCTTCCCTATCGTTCAAGTAATGGGCCCTGATGTAAGTTCTCAGGACGACTTAGGAAATATTGTATATCAGAGAGTCCTTATTGAAGGTACTACTTTCACTCCTGGTGGAGACTGGGATATTACCAATAGAAAATATGCTGAAGATGGACCATTACCACCTGAAGGATATACTGGTAATGGATTCCAGCATAACTCTGATATTACTCATATTTTCTTCCAAGGTTATCCAGATAAAGCAAATCTTACTTCTATTGGCGCGAATGCTTTCTATGGTGCATATAATTTGGTATGGTGTGATTTCCCAACCTCTTGCACTAGTTTGGGCACTAATTCATTAGCTGGATGTAACTCTTTAATCTTTGCATCTTTAGATAATGTAACTAGTATTGGACAATATGCTTTACAAAATGTTGGTACTACTGCAATTGACCATGGATATGGTAATTATAGCCGTACTTTAACATTAAGCCATAACTTAACTAATTATGGTATGAACTGTTTAGGTTAGGCTGGCTGGCAAATTATTTGCTTCGGTACTTATAGTGACCGCAATTCAAATGGTCTTTTAGTTGACTTCCCAACCTTAACTTCTGGCGGCGTCTATAAGATGCAGCAGAATAATCTTCCATATTCTCCAGAGATTGATCCTTCTTCTGGTTCGAATGGTGTACAAAAGATTTATTTCTATGGTAAAAACTATACAAATGAAATCTTGAATGATCCTTCTGCTGTTGTAAATCAATGGGATCGTAGCATTATTGAAGTTTGGTTTAATGAGCCAATGAATGCTTAATAAGAAGGGAGTAAAGTAACGTGAAGAAAGAAGTATGGTATCGTTACTTAGGTACAAATGGAACTTTAGATACTCCCATCCATCTTGAGGACGTTTATTACGTACGCATGTTGAGAATCACCGCAGATTCTCAGCATGCGCTCAAGCGTGTTGATGGAGATAGCTTGGTTCATACTGTTTTAATTCCTGAAGAGGATATTGATCAGTGGGAAGAAGTACCTTTGGGTGGAAATAGCTAAATAATGTTTATTGTTTTTGATATTATTTAGAGAAGTTAGTGGGGCTTCTTATTTTTGAGAAGCCCCGCTTTTTTGCGTAAAAGGAGTTGAGAGAATGGCACTTAATATGATGGTAAGTAAAGATTTAAAGTTACAACCAATAGGTGTAGCACCTGGCGGAAATTTATCTATTGATGAATTAAACTTTAATGTAGAAAACTCCATAACTAAAGGTAATCAATTATATGTGATTTTGCGAGGACAAAAAAGTAACTTATCTGATATATTAAGATTAACTGTCGTTCGTCCTTATAGCAAAACTCACACCACTTATCACATTGTCCCTGGACAGAAGATTCGATTAGAAGATGAAAAAGTTCAAATGAGAATTTTGTGCCTTAGTGATGATTGTGAAGTATTTTTAACTACTACTCCTTTTGTTTGTACATTAAAAACAGAGTAGTATGCGCTAACACGATAGACTGCTTTAGCGCAAGAGATTCATTTAGCCGTTAAAAGCTATTATGAATAGATTGTAAAAATGTATAATGAAATTAAAGAAAGGGGAACTAATGAATGATTACTAAGGGTTATGTTCTTGATCCTATTGCTTATGAATAGGCCGATGCAGTAGCTCGTAAGACTTCTGATATGTATAGAGCTTTGTTCACAAGAATGGAAAACGTAGTTCGTTCTGAGAGAAATATTGAAATTCATATCAATAATATGAATGATTATCTTTCTGCTCTTCAGACTTATGGATTGCGTCAAAACACTAACTACTATGATCTTTTACGCATCCCAGTGGAAGTAACTTATGATGAGCGCGGCAATGCTCTTAATGAAGGAGAACCTCTTTTCATTATTGATGCTAATGCTCGTGAAATTGAAGTTCCTACTCAATATAAGCAGAATGGTTTGACTGTTAAGGGCGATCAGCTTGCTGAAATCGTTTGGTTCCGCATTAATCGTTTCTACGATTTAATGGACTTTTCTCTTTTCGCAAATCCTGGACAGGGTGATAGTAATGAGCATTCTGGACAGCACTGTTATATTGAATGGTATAATCCTGCCGCAAAAGAAGAGAAATTCCAAAGTGGTGTTGATTATGCTTATGGTATGACCTGGGACGAAGATTATGTATACTTTGGTTGGCCTATTGGTGAGAAGGTATCTGGCGAAGCTGGTACTTTACAATTCTCTGTTCGTTTCTTAAGCATTAATGCTAATCATGAAGTTGATTACAACTATGCAACTAAGATTGCTACTTGTGAGATTAAGACTACTTTGAACTTCAATATGACTGATGGTTCTATCGTAGCTGAATCTTGGGAAGATTTACTTTATACTCGTCCAATGTATTCTGGCGTTGTAAATAGTGTTGATAGTCCTGCCGCAGTTATTTTGCTTCCTCTTGAAGGTGGCGAAAAGGATTTGGATAATGAAGGTTATTATGCTCTTCCTGTTGTAGCTACTACTTCTGCTGCAACTTCTGCTGCTCAGACTTTAAGCTTTGTTTGGTATAAAGATGGTTCTCCAATTCCTGATAGTAGTCTTACTAAGGAAGGCGAAGAAGCTACTGCTGCTCAGATTAACGCTGTTAAGCAGGGTGTTTCTGGTGAGAACATTGAGCATTATGAAACTGATGATGTAAATGCTCGTGAATCTATTTACTATGCAGATGGTGTTGGCCGTTACTCTCTTATGGTTGGTAACCAGATGGCTGGTCGTTCTACTGTTCGTTATATCTATGCTGGTGATACAGTTATTATTCCTAATCCTACTAATATTTGGCTTGATGAGGATGAATTAATTTCTAAGGCATATGCTAACTATGGTTCTATCTCTGGTACTGTACTTAAGGTTAAGGTACGTGATCGTGACGATGTCAATGGTAAGATTTCTTTCAAGTGGCATCGTATTTATGATGGAGTAGATACTATTGTTGATGAACAGAATCCTGAAATCGGCGAGGATGCAGTTTCTACTTATGCTCCTACTGCAGAAGGCTTGTACTATTGTATTGCTTACAATACTAAGAATAAGGATCAAACCAATTCTTATCAGCCTGATGTAACTCGTACTGCTGATGTTCGTATTGAGCCTCAAGGCATTATTCTTAATAGTGCATATAATACTTACACTCATGTATTGACTGCTAGCGTCACTCAGGGTGAACATCATAAGTTCCATAAGATTCGTTATCGTTTACAGTGGACTTCTCCTGACTATAATACTACTATGATTTTGAAGGATATTGTAACTGCTGGAGAATTTGCATTTGAGTGCCGTGAAGCTGGTTTCTATCAGTTCACCGCAGTTGAAGTTGTCTTTGATGATGATCCTGCTGTAATTCGTGAAGGTGGCACTGGTGAAACTGCTGTTACCCAGTTCACTTTAGATAATCAATTAAATCGTGTAGATACCAATGATAGTGAAGGTACTATCTTTGAACATACCGCTTCTGGAACCAACGCTCCTGCAACTCCTCATGTTTCTGAGACTACTGAACCTGCAGAGCCTGGTGATCAAACTCCTTCTTCAGATCCAGATCCTCTCGACGATGGTGAGTAAGTTGTAAGGAGTGAGTAAGCGATGGCACGTAGAACTGTTATAAAAGATGGTAACACCTATTATGAGAATACATACGCTGCTGTTTTGAAGTCACTGTAGGATACAGTGACTTCATTGGAGCAGCAAAAAAATCTTGATCAAATTCATTTGTTTGAAATTGATTGGGATAGTCGTAAAATTATTCCTCCAAGTGAATGCCAAGATTTTATTAGTGTCATCGATGAACATAAAGCAACAACTCTCACTTTTATGTGTGATCGTTGGTTTGATGATGTAGATTTAGCAAGATGCTCTATTGTTGTAGAATATGTCAATGCTCTTGGTACAGCTCGCGTTGCTCCAGTTATTGTAAAAGATTTTACCACTTTTAAAGATAAGATTATCTTTGACTGGACAATTGACGCAGGATTAACTGTAAAACAAGGTGATGTTCAATTTGCTATTCGTTTCTATCATATTAATGATATAACTTGGAATGAAGCAAATCGAACCGATAATAATAATGGCTATTCTTGGAATGAAGATGAAGTTCTTGCGCAGACTTCTGCATCAGATGTTCCAGATACCTATAAAGTTGTTTATAGTTTACGTACTATTCCTTTCCAAACTCGAATTGTAGGTTCTTTACCATTAGATTTTAAAGATTTTGAAGAATAGTATACTGATGTTGATGCTGAAGCATTAGCAATTATTATGGATTCTTATAATCAACTTAGAACCGCTATTCAAGAAAAGCAATTAATGTGGATTGACATCGTTGAAGAATAAGGAGGGAGACTATGGCGGACCAGGTCCTCTTAAAGTTTAAACGTGGTGCGGCGGGCTCCCTCCCCACCAACGTTATTGATGGTACTATATATTTAGCGTAGAATGCTACGCTACCAAGTAATGACAATACTGGCTTTAATATTTTTTATGTAGATGCCTTAAATGCTTCTACAGGAGCCGTTACAAGATATAAATTAGATGCTTGGCGCGCAGGTTATGCAACAACTGCAGGGTCTGCAGCAGTCGCCAATACTTGGGCATCTGCGCACAATTTTTAGATTTCAGATAGTGATGGTAGTCATACTGGTACTGCTGTTGGTGTCAATGGTGGCGCAGCAAGTTATACGTTGCCATTGCCATCAACTATTAAAGCAGCTCTTATTGGTAATGTTACTGGTAATGTCACAGGTGATTTAACTGGTACTGCTGATTATGCTAAAAAGATTTCTACATCTGCGGCAATAGGCTCTGCAAGCATTCCTGTATATGTCGCCGCGGATGGTACTATTACTAAGTGTACTAGTATTAGTTTAACTGCTACTGCAGCAACTAAATTTAGTAGTGCAAGAACAATTGCTTTAACTGGAGATATTACTGGTTCAGCAAGTTCTGATGGTAGTAGTGGATGGTCTATTGCAACTACTTATGCCACAATTGTTCCAGTAAATAAAGGTGGTACTGGTAAAGACTCTTGGACTAAAAATAAACTTATTTATGCTACTGATACTACTACTCTTGGGCAATTAGATTTTGGTACTTCTGGTTATTTGTTAAAATCTAATGGTAATAATAATGCTCCTTCTTGGGTTAATCCTTCTAATGTTACTGTTGGTAAAGCTGGAGCATTAACTGCTGGTTATGGTGATACAAATACTCCTGTTTATATTCAAAGTAGTGGTGTACCTGCTGTTATTACAAATATTCCTGCTTCTTTAATTAGTGGAGTTATTGATATTAGTCATATTCCAAAAGCAGCACAAGAAAGATTTGTTACTATTGGATATACTAGTGGACAAACTGTAACACAACGTATTCAAGCAGCTATCACTGCTGATGATTTACAAATTGGTGATACTGTTCGTTACGTTGATTCTGATAATAAAACTACTTTATATTATTTGTATGCTGCAACAGGTAGCGATGCTACATTACGTTCTGTTGGTGCAAGTGCAAATGATATGGCTTATGCAGAGTTTGCCGCAGGTGCTGCATCTTCTGCAGAAGTAGCTAATAGCGCAGGCAAGTGGACTGCAGCTCGTAATTTCAGAATTTCTGATGCTACTGGTGCTAATACAGGCAGTAATACTTCTGTTGATGGATCTTCCATTAGTGGATATACATTAAAATTACCTGCTGCTATTGTTGCAAATGTAACTGGTAATTTGACGGGTATCGCTGATGAGGCAACTAAGTTAGGACACACTCAAGTTGGTAGTTCTACAAGACCTATTTATATTGCTGCAGATGGTACTCCTACTCAATGTGGTACTTCTCTTGAAGTTAGTGTTACTGGTAATGCTGCAACTGCAACTAGGTGGGCAGCAGCACGTAATTTTACTATTAAAGATTATGATGCTACTAATGCTGGTGACGCAGTATCTGTTGATGGTTCTTCAATTAGTGGCTATGTTCTTAAAATGCCAGAAAATGCTAAGTTTGGTACTGTTACTGCTACTACATTTACTGGTGCTTTAAGTGGTAATGCTACTAGTGCAACAACAGCAACCACTGCTAATAAATTAAAGTATACATTAACTTATACAGTACATAGAGTTGATGGAGCATCAACTGGTACTGCTTAGACATTTACTTATGGACAAAGTACTGCGAATGTTAGTTTCAAACTTGATATTCGTCCTCCACAGGTAAATAATGGAGCATATACTGCTGTAAGTAATGTATTCGTTGATAAAGTATTTAATCTTACTTCTATCGCAGCTAATAGTTGGACAGAAGTTTGTCATAAAGGTGATTTGTCAACTGGTTCTTGGTTGATTCAAATTGCAGTTTCTGGTGGAGATTTTAGTGCAGAAAGATTTACCGGTGTAATGAGCTGGTATGATGCAGTTCCATCTGGTTCTGATAGTGATGAAATTTTACTTCACGCAGCAGGATCTACATTAGGCGGCTCTCGTATTTATGCTCGTACAGTACGCACTACTAATTCTACCACTGGACTTAAATTGGAAATTTTATCTGAATCTGCTATTACTACTGGTACTATTACAGTATTTTGTAGAAGATTATTATAATGAGAAAAAGGAGGGTCTAATTCTATGGCGGATTTTAGATTGCCATTATCAGGAGTTAGTACGCATAAAAGTGTTAACCCTCAAAAATTAACCCTCACTAATACCGGTAGTGGGAGCGTTGAGTACGACGGAAGTGCGGCCAAATCAGTTGATTTGGCCGCTTTAACTGTTAATAGGGCAAGCATATCTAATAATGGTATTTTCTTTGTTAAAGGAACTTAGACTGCGGCAACAAATGCTTGGACCGGAAGTTTGCCGCAAGTATCAAGTTTATATGATGGATTAACAATAGCTTATTATTTACCTTTTGCTGGTACTGGTACTGCAGCCACTTTACAATTAACTTTAGCAAACAATGTTGCTACTGCGGCAGAACCAGTATTTTATACAAATAATAGTCGTTAGACTACACATTATGGTTAGTATAGTATTATTCATTTAACTTGGATTAGTAATGCGACTTCTGGTTTAGCTGCAGTTGGATCTGCCACAGGACGTTGGACAAGAACAAATTACGATAGTAATACAGTTCCTTCTGCTATTTGTACTACTGGAGCAGCAACCGCCGCAAAAAGTGCAAGTTGTTCTAGTTATACTTTAGCGAGTCAAAGTTATATCATGCTTATTTTAGCAAATGCAAATACTGCGGCTGGAGCACTTACTTTAAATATAAATAGTCGAGGAGCAAAACCAATCTATATTAATGGTGTAGCTTCTTCTTCTACTAATTATACTTTACCAGCGGGTTCTTATATGACTTATTACGATGGAACTAATTATCATATTAGAACCGATGGTATATTACCTGGGAAAATTCTATCTGCTGGAACAGCAGATATTGCAACTAAATTAGCTGCGGCAAAAACTATCGCTATTTCTGGCGGCGCAACTGGCACCGCTACGTCTTTTGATGGTTCAAGTAATATTACTATCCCTGTTACCGCTTTAGATGTAAGTAAAGCTAATGCCGGTACTTTAGCTATTGCAAGAGGCGGTACAAATTTAACATCATATACAAAAGGCGATTTAATATATGCTTCTGCCGCAAATACTTTGGCCAAACTTGCGATTGGTACGTCTGATTATTTGTTAGCTGTAACTAGTGGATTACCTGCTTGGAAAAAGCCTGCAGATATTACAGTTGGTATTGCAACTAAATTAGGAAGTTCTACAATAGGAAGTAAAACTATACCTATTTGGTTAGAAAACGGATTGCCAAAAGTAACAGAAATGGATTATGCTGGAGAGAATATGATTCCTACCGCATATCTTGGAATTCAAGGCAATGGAGTTACAGATGTTTATGATCGTTTTACTGCGACTCATACATTAACAGTTTCAAGTGGAAGTACCGCCGCGGATACCGCGTATTTAGGATTAGTAATTTTAAATAATAAAGTATTAATCCCTTGGGGCCATTATTTCACTCTTACTTGTGAAATTTGGTCACCTGTTGATGCAGTATTTGGATATGATGAAAATACTGCTTTAGAAACTGCTGCAGATGGATATACGGGGAATAATTTTTATACTAATCATACAGGTAGTAGTACAAATATTCCAGCTAATACTTGGACTAAAGTATGGTATCAACATGCTAATTTGAGAACTCCTACTTCTACTGCTGGAGCTAATTAGTTGCCAGATAAACGAGGTATTTATGAGTATTCTTATTTTGGTATTAAGGCAGCTAGTGGTAATTTAAAAGGTAAAACTTTCAAGATTCGTTATGTTTAGGGATTTTTAGGAACTAATCCCAATACTGAATATCGCGCGGCGCCAGAAGATGGTGGACGTAATGGATTTTTAGTATTACAAGGATCTACTTCAGCCACAGTTGCATATTAGAACAATACTCGTCCTCAAAATCCTGCTATTTATTTTAAAAATGCGGCAGGAAATTAGAATATTAGTTTAACATTTAGTGATTATGATACTGTTGCAGCGCCAGCTTCTTTAACTTTGGCAGGAAATCAAGGTAATGAATGGTTTATCGCACCTAAAATTAAAGCTACAGTAGGTTTTACTGGAACTTTAACTGGTTCTGCTACTTCATTATCTTGTGGTGCAAAAGGTGGTCAAAATCAACCAGTTTATTTTACTGGTGATGGTATACCTGCTGCATGTACTTATTCACTCAAAGCTACATTAAACAATGCAACTCAATGGGGAGTTGCTTATTATAGCACAACAACAAATGTTACATCAACTGCGGCGGGTACATCAGGATATTTACTTTAGGCGAATGGATCTGCTGCACCAACTTGGATTAACGCAACAAATACTAATACTGCTTCTACTATTGTTAAGAGAGATGCAAGTGGTAATTTTAGTGCAGGTACTATTACTGCTACTTTAAATGGTAATGCTACAGGATTTATTTCTGCAAAAACTATTACTTTAACCGGAGATACAACAGGTTCAGGTAATGGTGGTAATAGTGGAAATGGATGGAGTATTGCTACTACAACAAAGTATTTAAGTGCAACTTCAGTAAATACTGAAGAAGATATAGATAGATCTAAAACTGCAGTATATACTGGTGGCGGAGGAAGTTGGACTGGGACTATTTCCAATATGGCTTATGCTGCAATATTACATGTCGGCGGAGATTATTCTCGTAGTTGGGAAATTTGGGCACGACGTTTTAATAGTGATGCCAATGGAGTTGCTACAGATGGAATCCATTGGAGACCTGCAAATAATGATGCAACTGCTTGGAGTGCTGATCGAATGCTATTAGATACTGCAAATTATACAAATTATACAGTTACTAAAACAGGAGGAGGAGCATCTGGTACTCAATGGGCAATTAGTATTACTGGTAATGCAGCTTCAGCAAGTCAAGTCGCTTGGAGCGGTGTAACTGGTAAACCTGATTAGGCGACAAGATGGCCTAAATGGAATGAGATTCAACAATCAGGCGCGGATTCTTTAATTTCTGGTGGTTCAAATTGGACTGATGGGACTGAAATTTTAACATCTTATGCTTCTGATAATGGATTTTCTGATACTAATGCTCAAGGTAAAGTTTATAGACGAACTGCGCTTTGTGCTTATAATTATATTAAGAATAAAGCGTCTGGCACTTGGGGAATTAGTATTTCTGGTAATGCTGCAACTGCAACTAAATTAGCTAATGCGCGAAATATAAATGGTACATCGTTTAATGGTACTGCAGATATTACCACTGCAAAATGGGGAACCAAACGTACTATTACTGTTTCTGATAATAGTGGAACTAATACTCAAGCGAATACAGATATAGATGGTTCTGCTAATTTTACTTTAAAATTACCTGCGACAATAAAAGCAAGTTTAACAGGTAATGTTACCGGAAATGTTACAGGCAATGTTACAGGTAATGCAACTACTTCTAATGGCTTTGCTGCAGCAAAAACAATTACATTAACTGGTGATACAACTGGTAGCGGTTCAGGCGGGACTACCAACGCAGGATGGTCTATTGCTACTACAACTGATCGTATTAGTGGACAAGGACATATTAATGCAAGTGCTGCAGCTATTGCATTTAATCCTACAACAGTAGGGAATAAATTAACTTGGTTAATTTACGATTCTACGTCACGTAATAAAGATGCAACAAACACTCCATCGTTTAATACTTCTGTATTAAATCTTCCTTGGGATAGTGGTGGAGGAATGGGATAGATTGCTATTTCTATCCCTGCTAATGCTGCAAATGAATCTGTTCGTATGCAAATTAGAAGCGCTTCATCTTCTGGTAATGATACAGATGGATATACATCTGTTTATAATAGTTGGCGTGAAGTTGTTACTGTTGCTAAAAGTGCTTCTTCAACAGGAGGTCTAAATTAGCCTGTATATGTTAGCGCATCTGGACAAGTTTTACCTTGTACTGCTTATGCTAATGCAAGTGTTGCAGCAGCAAGTAAATTTAGTAGCGCAAAAACCATTACTTTAACAGGAGATACTACTGGAAGTGCTAGTTCAGATGGTGGTACCACTGGATGGACTATTGCTACTACTACCAGTATTTTATCTGGAGCAACAGAAACTTCTGCCGCGATTACGACAGCGAGTGGGACTGGTGATTTAAGATATTCTTATAATGTATCTAATGGAATTACAGGATTATTCCCTGCTTCTAATAACGCAAATAGTATATTCAATTTTAATAAGCATTCTGGTAATTATGATAGTCAATTAGGATTTAGTTCTAATGGACGAATTTATTATAGAAATTTTAATGGTTCTGCTTTGAATACTACTACAGCATGGAAAGTTATTCCTACTTCAACTGCTGGAACAGCTATAGGAAGCAGTACACAACCAGTTTTTATTGATTCTAATGGAGATATTCAAACTTGCACAAAATATAGTGAAGCTTCAGTTAGTACGGCAGATTTTGCAAAATTACTTAAACCAATTGCAACCACTACAACCGCAAGTGCATCTACTTGGAATATTCCAAGTGGTTCTAAACAGGTTTGGGGTGAAAAATTTAGTGATTCTACTTTAACTTATACTCCAGAGGGTGGTTCTGCAACACCAATTACTAATACTGGTGATTGGGTAATTTGGTTGACACCAAGCGCAACATCTAATTCAGCTACATTAAATATGCGCATTGATGGTACATATTATGGTAGTTTAAGTGGCAATGCTTCAACTGCAACTAAATTTAGTAGTGCAAGAACTATTAAATTAACAGGAGATACTACTGGAAGTACTAGTGCAGATGGTAGTTCTGGTTGGTCAATAGCAACAACTACTAAGCGATTAAGTGCAAATAATGAATTAACTTATGGTAATAGTAATGCTTGGAACGGCATTAATTATTTTAATCATAGTAGCTATCCATCTACTACAGTTAAAACTAATGATGCTCCTACTGGTACAAGTAACAGTAAGGTATGGTGGCATATTTTAAGATGTAACCATAATAATAATGCAGGTTATTATACTGATTTAGCTATTCCATTTAATGCAAATAGTTTATATTATAAACGTATTAACAATGGTTCAATACAAAATACTTCTACTAATAGTAGTGGTTGGATACAAGTATTGGATTAGATAAATTATACGACATATACAGTAACTAAAACAGGTGGTGGCGCTTCTGGAACATGGGGTATTAATATATCTGGTACTGCTACTGCAGCTAATTATCTTAACTTATATGAAGCACGTGGTACAACAACTACATTAAATAAAGCTGCAAATTATGTTGGCGCAGGTGCTATGTTCCATTTAGTAGCTTCTTCATCAACTAGTGCTACTGATAATGGTAAGCCACCTATGGGAGATGCTAATGTCTTACAAATGAATTGGGATAATAATGGTGGATATGATGCACAATTAGCTATTTCAACTGCGGCAAATCGTATGGAATTTAGAGACCAAATTTCAACTAAAAAAGCATGGCGCGAAGTAGTTACTAGTACTCCTGGTACAGCAGCAGGTGGACCTGAACAACCAGTTTATATTAGTACTACTGGCGTAGCAACTGCAACAACTTATACATTAAAAGCTACAGTAAATGCAGGTACTGCAAATAAAATGGCTTATTATTCTGGAGTCAATGCTATTAGTGCGACTACATTAACATATGTTAGTGGTGGAATAAGACAAATATAGAATGATACATCAAATTGGACTCAAATTATAAGTTGGGATAAAACTACAACTTATGGTAAATCTTATTATCCTGGTATTGGACGCCATAATACTGGAGATACTAATGGTGTAATTCAAATTATTCCATTTGCAACAGACAATAACCCCTGGGGAAATACTGAAGGTCTTATTATTGGTTCTACTTATTCTAAGTTCTGTAATGGTAATTTTACAACTCCAAAAGGAAGTTTATGGGCAGGTATCGATGGAGATACTACTGCAGAACGTGATGTGGGAGCATGTTCTGGTGCCGGTTCGATTTATTTATTTGCGCATGCTGCTGTAGCAGGAGATCGAGGTATTTGGATACCTGCACATGGCTCTGGCACTGGACGTTGTGTAACACGAATAGACACAAATAATCGAGTATATTTTGCAGATTCATATAATGGTACAGGTACTGCATTAGCATACAGTCAATCAGGATTAGCTGCTTCTGATATTACATGGTTAGCCTGTTGGAATGGCTATGAATTACGGGCGATTTCAAAAGCTGAAGTATTTAATGGT